ACAACCAGTAGATCCAGTTACTCCTGTAGATCCACTTGCCCCAGTGGATCCAGTCGCACCCGTTTCACCAGTACAACCAGTAGATCCAGTAACACCAGTAACACCAGTCGCACCAGTAGCACCTGTTTCACCAGTAGCACCAGTAGATCCGGTTGCACCAGTCGATCCAGTCGCACCAGTTTCACCATAACCAGTAGCACCAGTTGCTCCAGTTGCTCCAGTTGCTCCAGTTTCACCAGTAGATCCAGTCGCACCGGTCGATCCAGTCGCACCAGTTTCACCATAACCAGTAGCACCAGTAGCACCAGTTGCTCCAGTTGCTCCAGTTGCTCCAGTTTCACCAGTAGATCCAGTTGCACCAGTCGATCCAGTCGCACCAGTTTCACCATAACCAGTAGCACCAGTTGCTCCAGTTGCTCCAGTTGCTCCAGTTTCACCAGTCGATCCAGTCGCACCAGTCGATCCAGTCGCACCAGTTTCACCATAACCAGTAGCACCAGTTGCTCCAGTAGCACCACTCGATCCGGTCGCACCTGTTTCACCCGTACCCGTAGCACCCGTAGAACCAGTAGATCCGGTAGCACCAGTTGAGCCAGTAATACCAGTCGCACCAGTAGCACCTGTTTCACCCGCACCTGTAGCACCCGTAGAACCAGTAGCACCCGTACTACCAGTTTCACCGGTAGAACCAGTTGCTCCAGTTGCTCCAGTTTCACCAGTCGATCCAGTCGCACCAGTCGATCCAGTCGCACCAGTTTCACCATAACCAGTAGCACCAGTTGAGCCAGTAACACCAGTCGCACCAGTAGCACCTGTTTCACCCGTACCCGTAGCACCCGTAGAACCAGTAGATCCAGTAGCACCAGTTGAGCCAGTAATACCAGTCGCACCAGTAGCACCTGTTTCACCCGCACCTGTAGCACCCGTAGAACCAGTAGCACCCGTACTACCAGTTTCACCGGTAGAACCAGTAGATCCGGTCGCACCAGTTTCACCCGTACCCGTAGCACCCGTAACACCAGTCGCACCAATAGCACCCGTACTACCAGTTTCACCAGTAGAACCAGTAGATCCAGTCGCACCAGTTTCACCCGTACCCGTAGCACCCGTAGCACCAGTTGTACCAGTATTACCAGTCGGACCAGTATTACCAGTTGAGCCAGTAATACCAGTCGCACCAGTAGAACCTGTTTCACCCGCACCCGTAGCACCCGTAGAACCAGTAGCACCCGTACTACCAGTTTCACCTGTAGAACCAGTAGATCCAGTCGCACCAGTTTCACCCGTACCCGTAGCACCCGTAGCACCAGTTGTACCAGTATTACCAGTTGGACCTGTATTACCGGTTGTTCCTGTACCACCCGTGGCACCAGTTATACCCGTAGCACCTGTCGCACCAATAGCACCCGTACTACCACTCGCACCGGTATCACCAGTTGCCCCAGTTTCACCCGTACCCGTAGCACCAGTCGCACCAATAGCACCCGTACTACCACTCGCACCGGTATCACCAGTCGCACCAGTTGCCCCAGTTGCGCCACTCGCACCAATAGCACCAGTTGATCCAGTAGCACCAGTAGCACCAGTAGCACCAGTTGTACCAGTTGGACCTGTATTACCAGTTGTTCCTCTACCACCCGTGGCGCCAGTTATACCCGTAGCACCTGTTGCACCCGTAACACCAGTCGCACCAATAGCACCCGTACTACCAGTTTCACCAGTAGAACCAGTAGATCCAGTCGCACCAGTTTCACCCGTACCCGTAGCACCAGTAGCACCAGTTGTACCAGTATTACCAGTCGGACCTGTATTACCAGTTGTTCCTCTACCACCCGTGGCACCAGTTATACCCGTAGCACCTGTCGCACCAATAGCACCAGTACTACCACTCGCACCGGTATCACCAGTCTCACCAGTTGCCCCAGTTGCGCCAGTCGCACCAGTAGCTCCGCTTGATCCAGTAGAACCAGTTTCACCAGTTGCACCAGTAGATCCAGTTGCGCCAGTTTCACCCGTACCAGTAGCACCAGTAGCTCCGCTTGATCCAGTCGCACCACTCGCACCACTCGCACCAGTTCCACCAGTTGCGCCAGTTTCACCCGTACCAGTAGCACCTGTAGAACCAGTCGCACCAGTTTCACCATAACCAGTCGCACCAGTAGCACCACTAGAACCAGTCGCACCACTCGCACCACTCGCACCAGTAGCACCGGTTTCACCAGTAGCACCAGTAGATCCGGTCGATCCAGTTTCACCATAACCACTCGCACCAGTTGCGCCAGTAATACCAGCAGCACCAGTAGCACCAGTTGCGCCGGTTTCACCAATAGCACCCGTCGCACCAGTTTCACCAACACCAGTAGCACCAGTACTACCAGTCGCACCAGCAGCACCAGTAGCACCAGTAGCACCAGTTTCACCAGATCCAGTAGGACCAGTCGCACCAGTCGAGCCAGTAAAACCTGTTGCTCCAGTCGCACCAATCGCGCCAGTATTACCAGTCGCGCCAATCGCACCAGTCGCACCAGTCGCACCAATTGCTCCAGTAGAACCAGTTGGCCCAATTGGTCCCGCAAGTGTAACATATGAATCCGAAATCCAGCTGCTAGTATTACCAAAAATATTTTGAATTGTAATATCATAATAAGTAGTCGCACCAATTAATGTAGACGTTAACCCCTTTACTAAAAAATAATACAGTGATGTATTACCAGTCAAAGGATAATCATTTATAACAATATAACTATTAATCACAAAATAGTTATTATTTAAATTATTATCTTGTAAAGCATACATTCCAGTTGCGCCTGGACCTAATATTCCATTATCCTTTATTAAAGTAGTTACTAATGGTCCAGGTAAGCCTTGACTTCCTGTTGATCCAGTTGCTCCAGTAAAACCAGTTGCACCAGTAGAACCAATCGGACCAGTCGCACCGGTTGTGCCAGAGCCCGTTGGTCCGGTAAAACCACGCGGACCCTGGGGTCCTATTGGTCCGATAGATCCGGTCGCACCAGTAGTTCCGGTAACACCCGTAGTACCCGCTCCTGTAGGACCAGTAAAACCTCGCGGACCTTGTTTGCCTAGACCTCCGGTGGCACCAGTAGCTCCAGTAAATCCTTTATGATGATGGTCACAATCACTATCAGATGAACAAGAAGAATGACTATCACAATCGGATGAACTACTACTACTACAATAATGGTTACAATTATTTAAATTTACTTTGTATATATCAACTGAATTATTACCAACAAAACGTGTTGTATGTAAATATAATAAACCAGTAGTTGGTGAGTATTTATCAACAACACCTTCAAAATAACTATTGCTATCCATTAATCTTTTACATATGACATGTTGTCCGGGTACATATTCTAAATTTTTACCAATCGCAAAAAATTTTATTTCACCAATAATTAAAGGGAACGGATTTATAGTATCAATTGTTTGACTTCTGTACCCATCTACCTTTTTTTTTGCTTTAGATTTCATTATATTATTCCTTTATAAAATATTATTTTACTAAAAATATAATATTTTAACATATTTTATATCTTTAGTTTATATTATAAAATAATATATAGTGTTATAAATTTATAATCTATATAATGTATATAGTATATGAATAATACAAGAAAAATTAATATGAAATATTTACCAAAAAATATTTCTTTCAAAGATAAAAAAAAGCAAAGTAAAATGTTAAAAAAATCACAAAAAATGTACAAAAAAGGACTCTATTACAAAAGAAAAAAAATTAATTCATATACATCAAAAAAATCAAAACATGTTATAAAAGCAATGAAAATGTATAATGTAAAAAAAATTGGTGATACTGATGAATTGGCAAAAAAAACAAAATGTTCTAAAGTTTCTTTACAAAAAATAATAAAGAAAGGTGAAGGCGCATATTATTCTTCTGGATCAAGACCAAATCAAACCGCACAATCTTGGGGGCTCGCGCGTTTAGCAAGCGCAATTACATCAGGTAAAGCATCAATCGTTGATTATGATATTTTAGAAAAAGGTTGTCAAAAATCTAGCCAAGCATTACAATTAGCAAAAAAACTCAAAAAAACTACTGTGAAATTAAGAAAATCACATAAAACAAATTTAATTTTATAATGTTTATAATGTCTTTCAATAGGAATAATAAATAGGAAATAATTAAAATATAACGCGTTTAAATTTAACATAAAAAGTATTTAAAGATTTTTAATAAAAATACTTATAATGAACACTCCAAAAAATACTCCCACTACATATGAAGGAAATGTCTTGACAATACAAACGGTTCAAATTGCTCCGTTTAGAACATTAATGACTGCTCTAAAAGATATATTATTGGAAACCAATATATCATTTCAGCCAGATGGTATTCGAATTATAAACATGGACAAGTCACACACTATTTTAGCACATTTATATTTGGCGTCTCAAAATTTTGAATTTTATGAATGTAAAAAGGAAAAAATAATTATTGGCGTCAATATGTTTCATTTGTTTAAATTGATTAATTCAATTGATAATGATGATACATTGAGTATTTATATTGAAAACGGAGATTATGTCGATGGTGTTGTATCCCATTTAGCCCTGAAATTTGAAAATGGTGAAATTAAACAATGTAAAACCCAAAAGCTACGATTAATTGAGCCAGACGCCGAAGAATTAGAATATCCAGATGTGAAATTTTCATCAGTCATTAATTTGCCATCTGCCGACTTTCAAAAAATAATTCGAGATTTGTCGAGTATTTCAGATAAATTGGAAATAAAATCGGTTGGGAGTGAATTGATATTTAAATGTTCCGGACAATTCGCATCAGCCGAAATTCACAGAGCAGAATCGGATGGAAGTCTGGGTTTTATATTGAAACAAGATTCTTCTAAAATTATACAGGGCGAGTTTTCTTTAAAGAATTTAGGATATTTTATTAAATGTACAAATTTATGTTCACAAATAGAAGTTTTTTTAGAAAACGATTTGCCTTTAGTGGTGAAATATAACGTCGCTTCTTTAGGAGAAATTAAGTTGTGTTTAGCACCATTACCAAGTTGCTAAAAGAGTATATATTATAAAAATTTATAGAGAAAATATCACTCATAAAATTAATATTTTTGTTTATAGTTTATACTTTATACTTTGTTTATAGTTTATAAATATAATTTTTCTAAATTATATATATATGTCAAATGGTTATGTAGATTATTATACTTCAAAAAAATGTTGTTATTTAAGAGGATTAGGACAAACTGGTCCAACTGGTACCCAAGGTCCAAGTGGTGACACTGGTATAACTGGTCCAAACGGACCACCTGGGGCAAATGGTGGAGAAGGACCAGGAGGTGTTGGTGGGTATGGATCAATCCTGCTTACAGGTCAAACAATTAATATGAATACCCCATTTTCAATACCAATTAATGGTCCTATAAATACTGATTCGTATTGTTCTGTTAATATTTCTACTCTTATTTCAGGAAAAACACTAATAGTAAATCCAAATATTTCATTTAATTACAGTGAATACGTAGATTTAAATTTTGGCGATTATCCACCAATTTATCAAACTTATACATATTATCCGTCTACATTTTCTAAAAATTCTATTAATACAGTAGTTAACCCAATGTATTTAACAAATGTACAATCTGGATCAACTTATTCATATAGTGGAGCATTAAACGATTATTTTCATTATACTCCGTCTTATGGTAATGATAGTGTAATTAATCGGAATTTTAATGTTTATGTATATCCATCTGGGGATGTTGGCGCAACTTATAGTGTAAATGTAAGTGTGACTAATCAACCAATTAGTTGAAGTGTAAAAATTATAAAAAATGACTATATAGTTATAAATTTTCTAAATTTTTCTAAATTATATATATATGTCATTATTACCAAATGGATATTTAGGTTATTATGGTTATTTTGGTTCTAAAAAATGCTGTGATATAAGAAGTACTGGACCAACAGGACCAACTGGAGAACATGGGCCTCCTGGACCTTTTGGATTACCTGGACCTACTGGTCCAACCGGGTGTCCTGGACCGGCAACACCATATCGCACTTCTGGATATGGTATATATGGTGGAGAAAATAAAACAATTGATAGAAATACAGCATTTACAATACCATTTACCGGGGTTCTTCGCAGTACGTCAGTTTATTCTGTTAATATATCTCTTTTTGTTGAATTACAATCTGGAGTAACTGGACTCGCAAATCCTAATATTTCTTTTAATTTTCAAGACTATATAGATAACCCAATTACTCCTACATATTATACTTTTTATCCGTCTATATTTGGTAAAACCGGATCTACAATAACGACTCCATTATATTTAAAAGAGGTAACATATGCTGGATCAACCTCAACTATATATTCATATAGTGGAACATTAAATGATTGGTTTTATTACAATCCATCGGTAACTGGTGTTAATAATCATTATGTTAATGTTTTTATATCTCCGTCTGGTGCTACTGGAACAACCTTTAAGGTAAGTATAAACGCGACGGTTTTACCAATCACTTAAAAACTGTAAAAATAGAAACAAAACAAATATAATTTATATATTTTATATATTATATATATTATATGTCATTATCAAATAGTAGTTTAGGTAATTTAGGATCAAATAAATGTTGTGACTTAAAAGGCGAAGGCCCGATTGGACCACAAGGACCGCAAGGAGTAAGAGGTCCTATTGGACCAAATGGTAATATAGGACCAACTGGATTAATTGGATCGACTGGAAAATTAGTCTCAGGTCTTTATGGTTTTATAGATTTGTCATCACAAGTAATTAATCCAAATACGCCTTTTTCAATACCTTTGACTGGAAGCAATCTAAATAATGAATCATATTATTCTGTAAACGCATCTGTATTTTTTGCCGGACTAACTGGAATTACCGGAGCAGTAAATCCTAATATTTCTTTTAATTATAGTGAGCAAAATCTTTCAACTACTTATAGATATTATCCATCAATATTTGGAAATAGTGGAAATGTAGTAAATAATCCATCATATTTACAAAGTAACATAAGCGGTTCAACATATTTTTATTCTGGCAGTGTGAATGATTGGTTTAATTATAACCCAACTTATAATACAGATTTTGTAGTTAATAAAAATATTAATTTTTATGTATCACCCGCAAGTATTGCCGGCGCAACATATAGAATAAAAATAACTTCAGCTATAACGCCGGTTAATTAAAATTTTTGTTTTTTGTTTTTTTGTTTTTGTTGTAAAAAAATATTTTACGCGTTAAATATATAATGGAAAAAAATCATAAAAGTCATAAAAAATCCGCTTATACAGTTAGTTTAGGTGATTCTAAAAAAAGTAAGCATTGTAATAACGACTGTGGTAGTAGTAGTGACGATGAATGTAAAAAAAAATCATGTTGTAAAAAAAAATGTAAAAAATGTGTTGGACCTCCTGGACCTTTAGTTATTACTGTTATGGCAACAGGTGAACCAACCGGGTTAGATCCGGGTGATGAAGGTATATATTGTATCATTGCTGATTGTAATACAAAATATTTATCGGTTGGTTGTTATATTACAATTGTTTGTACTTCAACAAATACCGCATATTTTTTAATAACAAATATAGATGATACTGGAACAACTATAAATATATTGAATATAAACGAGGAAGTTGCTATATGGGAAGTCGGTGCCAAAGTTGCTTTAGTAGGACCAAGAGGTGAAATTGGTGCGACTGGAGCGAGTTTATTTGACATCGCACCAATTGCCGAAGTGAGTTGGCCTTATGGTGCCACTTTAATAACTGGTAGCACTGGGTTGATTTCGTTACAATTAGCACCGGCTGATAATGCAAATCCGGGTTTATTAACCGCTACCGATCAACTTGTAGCAGGAACAAAATACTTTCAAGATGTATTTGTTGCGGCAAATTTTGATGGCGATCCTTATTCATCATGGGGAGGATTTAATCCAGGAAGTATGTATTTTGACACGGGTTTAAACGCATTACAGGTTTATTTAGGATCTACTGTTGGTAGTACGTTTACGGGGACTACATGGTGCTCAATTTTAACAGATTGTAGTGGTTTTACTGGAGGAGGCATGGGTCCTACTGGTGATACTGGACCAACCGGCGCAACAGGCGCGACAGGTCCAAAAGGCGCAACAGGTCCAACTGGTCCTGGATTGAATGGAGTTACCGCCTTGAGCAGTATTGGATTTACAAATGGAGCAACCTTAACGGGTGGTGGATATTTACAATTTGCCCGTGCGATTTCTGGTGGAACAACAAATACACCAGGTTTAATGCCCGGATCTTATTCCGATATTTTTTCTACTCAAGGCATTGATTTTGCAAATTTTGGTCAAAATTGGAAAGTTTCATATAGTAATGCCACATATTGGAAGTGTATTTCAATTTCTTCGTCGGGTCAATATCAAACCGCATGTATAGATGCGACAAATGCGGATTTATATACATCAAGCGATTATGGTGCTAACTGGAGAGTAACCGGAGATCAATATAATTGGAAATATGTTTCAGTTTCAAGTTCAGGTCAATATCAATCAGCAATTGCTTATAATGGTACAGCATATTATATTTATGTATCATCTGATTATGGAACAACATGGTCAGAAAATTTTGATTATATACCAAGATTAAATGGAATTTCTGTTTCGGCATCCGGGCAATATCAAACAGCGTGTGCGGATAATTCAGGCTCAATCAGATTCTCAAATGATTATGGTCTTAGTTGGATACTTGCACCAGGGACTTTGGGTCGTGAATGGAAATGCGTATCCGTTTCTAGTTCAGGACAATATCAAACCGCATGTACATATAATGGCGATAATAATATATATACTTCTTCTGATTATGGAAATACCTGGGTCGTTAAGCCATTTGAGCCTGTATCGGGAGTCATAACTTCAGTATCGTTATCTGCTTCAGGACAATATCAAAGTGTTTGTACTGCGTCTGGCGGAGTCGTGTATATATCAAATGATTATGGAAATAGTTGGAGTTTGAGCTCTGGTTCTCCAAGTAACCAAAATTTTGTATCTATTGCTGTTTCAGCTTCCGGTCAATACCAGGTAGTCGCAACACAAGCAGATGGAACATATAATGGATCTATATTTACCTCAAGTGATTATGGTAATTCTTGGAGTTCAAATAATAATGCTCCAAATGATACAGATTCAAATATTGCTGGATGGGCAAGCGTCGCAATTTCGGCATCCGGACAATATATTGTAGGGGTATTGTCGGGTTCATATATTTGGAATTGTCAAAGTAGTATTTCCAATGGGGTCGTCAGTGTGGGAAATTATAGCACGATATCAGGGGTAACGGGTGATACGGGTTCCCTTTATTACGACACCACAATTGGTGGCGCTTCAGGATTACAAGTTTCAGATGGTTCATCTTGGCTCTCTGTAAAATCTTTCGTGATAGACCATCCAAAAGACCAAAATAAATTACTGGTCCACGGTTGTTTGGAAGGACCTGAAGCTGGAGTCTATTACAGAGGCAAAGGCCTAATTACTAATAATGAATCCATAGTGATTAAATTACCTGATTATGTTGATAAATTGGCGACAAATTTAACTGTTCAATTGACCCCTATTTATGACGGAGACATATATAAACCTCAATATTTCGCAACGGAAGTCTCCGCAAATAAATTCTTGGTCCACGGTGTAAACGGGGCATTTTACTGGACTGTCTATGGACAACGTCTCTCCTTTATTGTTGAACCAAACAAAAATGAGGTAGAAATAAAAGGTGATGGACCTTACAAATGGTTGTAAACTTTTATTGTTTTATAAATTATTTTAACTATATTTAATCTTATATTTTGATGTTGATGAGAGAAAATCATGATAGACATCAAAATATATATGTAAAAAGATTTAAAGGAATCCACATGATATTATATAATTGTGATTATTGAAATTTGAAATGGATCAAACCATCGAGAACAAACCAACAATCATAAAACACTCGGATCCATCAATCATAAGTGATGACACCAAAGTATGCGCAATAAGCAATGTATATCAACTATTTGAAAAGTATTCTGGCGACACCTATATGACGCAGCGTCTTCAATATCATTTAATAAATATATTACCAACAACACTTGATAATGAAAACAAAACGCACCAGGAGAAAATCAAGAGAAACGATTTTTTGACAAGTGAACAACAAATATTTATTCAGGTATTCTTGAGTAAAAACAGGTATTATTATTTGCCCAATAATAATTGTTTTTATGAATATGCCAATAATACATTTGCTTCTGTAAAGGAAGACCATATACAATATAAGCTGTTGACTAATATTTCAAAAGACGGGGTATTGATACAATGGAAATACAAGACAAAAGTAAATATTATAAAACAAATCAAAGACCGACATTTATTCAAGTGTGTCCCTGAACCCGAGACAATTCAAAATGTATTGAACCATTTGTATCCCGCGGGGTTGTTTAAAACAAAAGCAGAGGCTAAATATTTTCTCACAGTGTTGGGTGATAATATATTGAAAAAGAATAATGACTTGATTTTTTTTATTAAACCATCGGTAAAAAAAATACTGACGGAATTGGAAAACATTATATACATCACAAGCGGGTTTACAAATCCGACATTTAATTTTATGACCAAATATCATGACACGTATTCATTTGAGAAATGTCGTATTATAAACATGAATGATACGATTCAGGTGGATATATGGAAAAACATTTTAAAAAATATTGGGTTAGACTTGTTGTGTGTTGCGGTTCATTATTCAAACCGATATGATGATTCTGAGTCGTATATTCATAACAAGGTAGATGATGAAGAAATCAAAAAATATACTTTATATTTCAAAAACAATACTCAACAGGTCATTGTGGATAATTTTTGTAATACATGTATTCAAAATATGGAATATAGTGAGGATGAGGGGCTCATGTCATCCATCAATTGGAAAAATATGCATTATTTATGGAAAAATTATATATCACAGTGTTCTCTCCCTAATATGATTTATTCAAACCATTTGAAGACACTTTTAAAAGAAAAATATCAATATGATGAGTCTGGTGATTGTTATTTGAATATAATCAGCAAATATACTCCTTATGTGAGTGATTTTATTCATTTCTGGGATACAAGTATTCAAGTTTTGCCACTAGACAAATTTGAAAACGATTTTGAAATCAATGAATTATGTAGTTTATTCAAAAAATGGGTTCATGCGAATAATGACGGGACTTTTTTGTCTTCAAAAACGGGAAATATATCAGAGCACGATGTAGTGAAAATCATTCATCATTTTTATCCGTCTATTGAAATCGTCGATAATAAATATGTGCTAAATATTTCGTGTACCCTGTGGGATAAGACTGGTGAGGTAAACAATTATTTAAATATGTTTAAAACCAACTATGCTGAGGTAAGCTTAAAAAAAGGCACCACGGATTCCTTGATTTCATTTGACGAGGTCTATGATTTTTACTGTGAAAAAGTCAAGGAAAACGATTCAAGGTGTGTAAACAAACGGTTCTTTGAAAAATATTTGTTTTATAATTTTACACCTTATATTCAATACGAAAAATTTATTAGTTTGGATTGGTTATGCTGTTAAATTTTTATTTTCTGTATTTTCTACTTTTTTTTGTTTTTCTATGTCGTCTTGTTTTTCTACTTCTTTTTGTTTTCCTATATCGTCTTGATTGGTGTTTTCCACCGTTAACAACATCATTAACACAGTCAGGACCAGTACAACCGCTAAGATTACTAAAAAATTTACTAAAAATATTCTTTTTTTGACATTCTGTTTGAATAAACCCAAATTCATTATTATCAGTAGATATTTTAGTACCATCTTCAAAAGTTACAATATTAACTAAATCATATGATTGTTCTTTTATAACATCACCATACACATGTTTATTAATAATGAATTTATTTTCTGGACTTATTTCTATATTTGTAATTTTACCTTTATATTGTAATGGGTTTGTTGTATAATATATTTTTTTAATGCTGTCATAATATGTTATTTTCGCACAAGAATAGCATTCATCATCTACAGTTAGATTTATATATGATAAAGGTTTGACCTTTAATTTTTCCTTCTCCATATTATTATATTATAATAAGAAAATTTTATAAAATAATATTATTTTTATTTTATTAGTTATATAATTTATTTTTTAGATCTTTTACGACTGCCAGTTAATTTAACGTAACCAAATTTTCCCTTCTTGGTGCCATAACCAGCCTTGACCAATCGTTTTTCCTTCTTGGCGGTGGCATGTTTTACTTTTGACACAATACGACCATTCTTGTTTTGAATTAAATCAACCTTGGTTAATCCACCCGCGGTCTTGTACGCAGTACCGTGATATACTTCCGCTCTTGAGCCAATCAATACTTGGAATTTGCGTCCATGAATATGGTAATGTCCATCTGTTGCTTTTGAGAAACGAGTCATTATAAAATAAATAGAGAAAATAATTATTTTTATTTCTAAATATAAATAAAAACAAACTTACTAAAAACAAACTTACTAAAAACAAACTTACTAAACTAAATATAATATAAATCTAAAATTTATTTCTGAGTGGTCCATTTAATCCCCCCGGCTGTCCTTCTGTTTTTCCTAAAAAGGTGACGGGTCTAGAATACGCAATATTTTGATTGCCAAAACTTACACGCCCTCCTGGATAATAATTGATAATAGTTGCCGCTCGTTGACTCTGCGTTTGGGTTTCATCCACAATACCATTATTAAAATAAAAACTCGTTGTTTTTATATTTTTTGAACAACTTGCGGCAGATTTGTCTACACATTTTTTTGGAAATTCCAAATTATTCATACCGGGTCTAAAATATAATGACGCGTATGAATTTGACATTTGTTTACTTATATATTTATATCTTATATTCTTAATACAAAAAATACAAAATATAAATATAAATACTAAATATGAAAATATGAAATAATATAAAAATTGAAACAAAATAATCCATGTACTTGACTTAAACATAACTACACTATTTACTTATACCCGTAATTAATATGACAACTACCAGTGACGAATTAGCAAACAAATATCAACAAAAAACCGAAAAACAACATATATTAGACAATCCCGATACTTATATTGGATCCGTTGAAAAAGTCGATTCCGATTTATGGATCCTTAATGATGACCAGTCTCGTATTGTTGAAAAAAACATTTCCTATATACCAGCGCTTTTCAAGCTATTTGATGAAGGTATTGTCAACTGTCGAGATCATGTGATTCGTATGCAACAAGCAATTCAAAACAAAGTGGAAAACGCGCTACCCGTAAATTATATTGATATATGTATTCAAGACGATGGAACAATTGTGATGATGAATGACGGCAATGGTATTGATATTGCCGAACATCCTGAATACAAAATATGGATTCCTGAATTAATTTTTGGTCATTTACGGACTTCCACCAATTATGACAAAACCGAAAAGAAAATTGTTGGTGGGAAGAATGGTTTCGGATTTAAATTAGTATTAATATGGTCGACTTATGGATCCGTTGAAACTGTGGATCATGTGCGTGGACTAAAATATGTTCAAGAATTCAAAAATAATCTAGATATCATTGAAAAACCAAAAATCACAAAATGTAAGACAAAACCATATACAAAAATCGTATTTAAACCTGATTATGCGCGCCTTGGAATTGCCGGGTTGACGCCTGATATTATTTCCTTGTTGAAAAAACGCGTCTATGATGTGGCGGCAGTTACAGACAAAAGTTTGAAAGTAAAGTATAATTCCAATTTGATTCCTGTAAAAAATTTCCAACAATATATTGACTTGTATATTGGCGCGTCGTCAAAAGAAGTCGCATCATCTGTTCGAGCATACGAAGATTCGGGCGAACGCTGGGAATACGCAGTAGCGTTGTCTCCGACACACGAATTCATACAAGTATCATTTGTAAATGGTATTCACACCGCAAAAGGTGGCAAACATGTCGAATATATATTAGGTCAAATCACTCGTAAATTAGTTGCTTATATTGAAAAGAAGAAAAAAGTGGTGGTAAACGCAAATAGTATTAAAGAACAGTTGATTTTATTCTTGAGATGCGATATTGAGAACCCCGCTTTTGATAGTCAAACCAAGGATTTCATGAATACGCCGTCTGCGAAATTTGGGTCAACTTGTTCTGTTTCAGAAAAGTTTATTGAAAAGATTGCGAAAATGGGTGTTATGGATGCGGCTTGCGCGTTAACTGAAGTAAAGGAAAACAAGGCGGTTAAGAAAACAGATGGGTCAAAGACCAAAAGTATTCGTGGAATTCCCAAATTGATTGATGCGAATTGGGCTGGAACTGAAAAGTCCGCACAATGTAGTATTATATTTTGCGAAGGAGATTCCGCCAAGGCGGGGATTGTTTCTGGGTTATCGTCGGAAGACCGTAATATCATTGGGGTGTATCCAATGAAAGGTAAGATTTTGAATGTTCGCGGTGAGCAGACCAAGAAAATCGCGGAAAACAAGGAAATCGCAGAAATAAAGAAAATTCTTGGTTTAGAATCCGGGCGTGTATATAAAAATGCGGAAGACGTGGCAAAGTCTCTGCGTTATGGTAAGGTATTATTTATGACAGATCAGGATTCTGTAACTGGAGATACCCCATTGTTCTTGAAAAATCTGGATCAAGAAGTTGAAATCAGAACAATTGATAATATTTCAAATACAGATTGGAGTACTACAATATTCGGTAAGGATGAATCACAATCATCATACCAAATATGGACAGAAAAAGGTTGGACAGATATTCGTAGAGTTATTCGTCACAAAGTATCAAAAAGAATATTTCGTATTCTTACTCATACCGGTATAGTAGATGTTACAGAAGATCATTCATTAATACTTGACAATAATGAAGAAATTTCTCCAAAAGATGTTAAAATAAATGATAGATTACTTCACAGTTTTCCGACATTTTGGGAAGAAAAATACAATATGGATGAAATAAAACAAATGACAAAAACTGAAATTTTGAAATTATCTAAAAAGTTAAAAATAAGTTACTATTGTTCAAAAACAACAGAAGAATTATTAAACGAAATTGAAATGAAAATAAAGTTGCCAAATATTGAAATTAATATCAAAGATTATGGTATATGCGACAAAGAAGCGTATGTTATGGGACTCTTTTGGGCAGACGGTACATGTGGGGTTTATAATTGGAAATATAATAAAAAACCATATAATCGTCCAAATGAATATACATTTAATAGAACGTCTTATTGTTGGTCTATATGTAATACAAATTTAGATTATTTGAACAAAGCAAAGGAATATATTCATGAAATATATGATTATGAATTTAAAATTATTCAATGTGACGTATCTAAAAATAAAAATTCAAAAACACCCGTTATTTATAAATTAGTTTTAAATGGTGGAAAAAAATCATCATCGCTTATTGAAAAATATCGTGATTTGTTTTACGACGATTCTAAAAATAAAAAAATACCAGTAGAAATTTTAAATTCAAAAAAAGAAATTCGTGAAGAATTCTTCCAAGGTTTCTATGATGGAGACGGGTGTAAATATTCCTTAAATAGAAATGGAAGTAAATTCTTTGATGTCAACGGTAAAATCGGGTCACATGGATTATTCTTATTATGTAAAAGTATTGGTTATAGTGTATCGATTAATGTAAAACCAGAAAAACCCAAAGTATATACATTAACTCTTACAAAAGGGTATCAACAATCTGATCCGTTTCATGTTAAAAAAATAATTGATTTAGGCATTGCTGAACAATTTGTTTATGATCTGGAAACAGATAATCACCATTTTCAAGCAGGGGTTGGTCAAATGATTGTGCATAATACTGATGGAAGTCATATTAAAGGACTCGGTGTCAATTTGTTTCAAAGTGAATGGTCATCATTACTTCAAATTCCTGGGTTTATTGGATTTATGAATACGCCGATATTAAAAGCGCGCAAGGGAACACAAGAATTGGTGTTTTATAATGAAGGCGAATATGAAACCTGGAAAAATGCGAATGAGCAAGGTAAAAGTTGGACAGTGAAATATTACAAGGGGTTAGGTACAAGTACAGGAAAGGAATTTCGCGAATATTTTGAAAAGAAAAAAACGGTCAATTTTGAATACAATGGCAAGGATAGTGATGATAAAATAGACATGGTTTTCAACAAAAAACGCGCGGATGATCGTAAATTGTGGCTTGGTGAATATAATCGTGAATCGTATTTGAATACCAATGACAAGATGGTCACATACGAAGATTTTATTAACAAGGAATTGATTCACTTTTCGAAATATGATTGTGATCGCAGTATTCCAAATTTGATGGATGGTTTGAAAATCAGTTTGCGTAAAATCTTGTATTCCGCATTCAAGAAAAATTTGACCACTGAAATCAAAGTGGCGCAATTCAGTGGTTATGTTTCAGAGCATTCGGGGTATCACCATGGTGAGGCGAGTTTAAATGCCGCAATTGTAGGTATGGCGCAAAATTTTGTCGGCTCCAACAATATTCATTTGTTGATGCCAAACGGTCAATTTGGGACACGATTACAAGGCGGTAAAGACAGTGCGTCGGAAAGATACATATTTACTCAATTGAATAAAATTACGCGACACATCTTTCCTGAAATGGATGACAATATTTTGTCTTATTTGAATGATGATGGTCTGCTTGTTGAACCCATCTTTTACGCACCTATTATTCCAATGGTTTTGGTAAATGGATCCAAAGGTATTGGCACTGGGTTCAGTACAGATATTATGTGTTATAATCCTAGTCAAATCATTCAATATATTCGTGGAAAACTTATTGGGGCGTTACCTGGGGGTGGGGCGTTACCTGGGGGTGGGGCGTTACCTGGAGGCGACGTTGAGTTTGCTCCATATTACGAAGGATTTTGTGGAACAATACAAAAAGTATCGGATGAGGGAAAATATTTATTCAAAGGAAAGTATGAAAAGATGGGAGTTGATAAAATCCGTGTTACGGAATTACCGGTGGGTTACTGGACGGACGATTTCAAAGAATACTTGGAAGGTTTGACTGAATCCGTGGATAAAGCCGGTAAGAAAATCGTTCCTGTGGTGAAAGAATATGATGATATGAGTAAAGACACATCGGTTGATTTCATCATTACTTTACAAAAAGGTAAATTGGCTGAATTGGAGGCAAACCAATTGGATCACGGGTGTAATGGGGTGGAAAAACAATTTAAATTGTATTCAACAAATAATTCAACAAATATGCACTTGTTTGATGCCAATGACAAGTTGAAAAAGTATGACCGTGTTCAAGATATTATTGACGATTATTTTGTAAAGCGATTAGAATTATATCAAAAACGAAAAGATTATATGGTGGATGCCTTGAGCAAAGAATTGTTGGTATTGTCGAATAAATCCAGATATATTCGCGAATTACTTGTTGGCACGATTGATTTTAGAAACAAGAAAAAAGAGGCGGTCATACAAATGTTGAATGAGAAAAAGTATTCGGTCATGAATGATGATACGGAGTTTAAATATTTGACCAAATTACCGATGGATAGTGTTACCGAGGAAAATGTGGAGCGTTTGAACAAGGAACACGCTGATAAAGTCGCTGAATTGGATTATGTAAAAACCACTAGCACGAGTGAAATGTGGTTGAAAGAGTTGGATGTCTTGGAAAAAGAATATGTGAAAATGCGTCAAGGTGGAAGCGCAGCAAAGGTTGTTACTGGTGGTAGTGTTGAAAAGAAAAAGGTAATCAAAAAATAAGTTTTGATTGTTGAATAGGTATTATACCTTTTTACACTTCAAATGCCGATTTTTTTAATATTTTTAATATTTTAAATAATATTATATATTATATATTATATATTATATAATGGCAGGAAAAAAACGCTCAGGATTAGCAAATGATAGAAGAGCTTATGGATATGGTATATGTTACACTCCTACTCCTACTCCTACTTATGACTACACATTTACAGGAAATGGTGTATTAACTCAAGCAATCGTAGATGAAAATATTGGAAATGCGAAAAATATTTTTATAGTAGGTTATACAAGTATTGGTAATAGCGCGTTCTTTGGTAAAACTCAAATTATATCTGTAATAATTGGTAATTCGGTTACAAGTATTAGTGGTTTTGCGTTCGCAGGTTGTACCAGTTTAACATCTATAACAATTCCAAATTCAGTTACAACTATTAAGGGTCAGACGTTCAGTTATTGTACAGCATTGACATCTATAACAATTCCCAATTCTGTTACAAGTATTTCTACAATTGCATTCATAAATTCTGGATTAACAAATGTTACTATAGCAACAAATCCTCAAATTATTTCAGGAATTACATTCACACCGTCTCCACCAACAGTTACATTTTTTGGAAAAGCAGGTGTTACTATTGTTTATCCTTAAACAATTACTAACAATTCGGGCGTTTGAAATGTAAAAAGGTGTAAATAAAAAATATGAACTATATTGTATTTTTTATTTGTTGAGTGTAAATTAAAACCATGGTTTCAATACCAATTGCTTGTCATTATTGGATGACATAATTGGCGGATCTATGGGCGTATACATGGTAGACGCGTCTTCTATATATTTGTAATACCCGATTGCCTCTGAATACACTTGGTCGACGGCATAGTTTAAAACTATTTGGTTTAATTGTTCGACTTGTCCCTTAATATTGGTAGGCTGATTTGCCGCATTTTGTAAAAAAATACTCCGCATGATTATTTTCAAAGTGTCGCCATCTTGGTCACTAATAATATATTGACTATTTGATTTTTTATATACACCAGCGCGAATTCCATTTTGTATAATTCCCATGTTTTCTGCTGAAAAAAAAGTTTTTGATAAAGCGGTGTTATCCCACAATCCTTCCGTTGGATCTCTAAAGGTTGTACATTGATTTACAGGTATTTTATCATACATTTGAAATAAATCGCTTGTTTTAGGATATTTCGCATTCACTCTTCCATTCGTTGCCATTTGATCGTTTGTTATTTCCATTATAATATATATTAAACACAAAATATTTTTATTTATATTTTATTTTTATTTTATAATGTAATTGTATAATATATGGGTCCCTTTCAAAAAATAATTATTTTATTATTTGTTATTCTTTTAATTATTATATTAATATTTATTGGATATTCAATCACAGATTCTCAAAATAAAACATGGCCTCCTGTTGTTGCGGATTGTCCTGATTACTGGTTAGATGAGTCTGGAGATGGGTCAAAATGTGTAAATGTAAAAGATTTAGGAACTTGTAATGGAAGTGTTACTTCTGGAAACCATTTGACTATGGATTTTACGGTTTCGCCATATACAGGTTTTGGATCTTTGTGTAATAAATATACTTGGGCAAATAGTTGCGGTCTAACTTGGGACGGTATTACTAATTTATCTACAAATCCATGCATACTTGATTCAACTTCTACATCAACATAAATGAATATTGAATATTGAATATTGAATATTGAATATTGAATATTGAATATTGAATAAAATAATATACGTTGACTATAATAATGAATACTGAAGAAAAAGAAAAACAATATTTATTATTAGTTCTTAGATTACCAGAAGAGATACAAAAATATATTCAACAGTTTTTACCGTTAAAAACACTGGTGTGGCTAGATAAAAAAACATATGTAAAGAATCATTACATCATTACAAAATTCATAAAACGCTATGATAGTTATATTCGCGACATAATTCGTAATGATAATCACTTTGTATTTTTACAAGTATTGAGAGAAAAATTCAAATTATGGAATGTTAAAAAAAAGTATTTTTATAAAAAAATAATTTACAAAAATTTTATTTATTTTTTAATTCATTTGTGTAATGTACACGAGTCATCCAACTGTATCAATATTATCAAAGAAATAATGAATTATAATGAATAAATAGTTTAGATATAATATGTAGATGTATATATATTATCATGCGCTATATTTCAAATATAATTGGCTTATTTGTAAAAAATGAAAAAAAGATCTTGGGTAGATGGAATATTGATTATTGTAATCAAAAAATAAATAGTAAAATTGATTTATCAAATGAAGACCATTGTGGGCCTTGTGGGCAATATATTTTGAATAAAACGTTGAATAACCATTGTGCAAAAAATGATGTTAGAGAAATGGAGAAAAAATCAAAATAACAAATGAGTAAAATAAGTATAAAAAGAATATGTATAAAAATATAATGGATAAATTAGACATAAATAAATATTTAAATAGAGAACATGAAGTGAAAATAATGAAAGATATACTAAAGGGATTTGAATCAAACAAAAAAAATGCGTTATTTAAAAAAGGAATTTACGTGTATGGTGAACCAGGTACAGGCAAAACCCAGTTTGTTATGGATATTTTGAAAGGCATGGATTACGATGTGATACGGTATAATGCCGGGGATATTCGTAACAAGGCAATTATCGATACCATTACAAATCACAACATGTCGGACCGTAATATCATGAGTATGTTTAAGAAAAAGGTGAAAAAAATAGTGATTGTGATGGATGAAATCGATGGTATGAATAGCGGTGACAAAGGGGGGATTAATAGTCTTATTAAATTAATCCGACCAAAAAAGACGAAAAAACAGAAATTAGAGGAATACACAAACAATCCGATTATTTGTATTGGGAATTACCACATTGATAAAAAAATTAAAGATTTGATGAAGGTTTGTAATACAATAGAACTCAAAATACCTACAAAAAGGCAAATTATTGAAATTATCAACATGATTATGCCTTATATAAATGAAGACATGAGAGAACAAATACATCAGTTTGTACAATATGATTTACGTAAATTAAATACAATTTATGAAATTTATAAGAAAAATCATAATGTTTTGAAGGGGAATTTAATTAAAAATATTTTTCATACAAAATCGTATAATGATGATACAAAAAAAATAACGCATAAATTGATCAACAACCATTATTCCTTGAGTGATCATAATGTTCTTATGAATGACACAGATCGCACGATTGTTGCGCTTTTGTGGCATGAAAATATTATAGATGTGTTAGACAAAATGGATAAAGAAATATCTGTACCAATTTATATCAAATTGCTGGATAATATGTGTTTTGCGGATTATATTGACCGTATTACTTTTCAAAAACAGATTTGGCAGTTTAATGAAATGAGTTCTCTCATTAAGACATTTAAGAATCATAAATTGTTTCATGAAAATGTGGATATTTTGAATAATAAGGAGTTAAAGTACAATCCGGGGGGGGAGGTGCGTTTTACAAAAGTGTTGACCAAGTATTCAACCGAATACAATAATTTATTGTTTATACAGAATTTATGTCAGCAACTTGGAATGGATAAAAAGGATATTTTTTCTTTTTTTATGGATATAAGAGACAAATACGATGATGTCGAAATTTTGAATTTATTTGAAAATTATGAAATCTCAAAATTGGATATTAATCGTATTTATAGGTATTTAGACAAATTCACCAATGAAAACGCGGAAGGGATTGAAGACGATATTGTGGTTGACGATGAAAATATATGCGAAGAAATCAATTGTGAATAATTTATTGCGAATAATTTATTGCGAATAATTTCAAATAATTATGAATAATTATGAATAAATATTTTACAAATAGTAAATAAGTAAAAATAAAATATTTATATAATGTATGTCTTATAATATTCCCGAAAATTTACAAAAATTGGAAGAAAAAATAAAAAATTTAGAAGAAAGAATAAATGCATTTGAGAATCAACTTGGAACAGTATCAGGAGACGTGGTTAAAAGTGGAACAGATAAAGAAATACCAGTCGTTGAAAGTGAAACAGTATCAGGACCCGTTATATTACCGGAGGTTAATGTTAATCCTCTGGTTGGGAATGTAAAAGCAAAAGTAGAAGCAATTGAACAAAATGTAGAAAAAAATAAAATAATAACGACAAATGATTTACTTACAGAGCAAGAACTTGATATTCTCGGTCCGGAGAAATTTGGAACTAATTTAACAGTCATTAATAAGTTTCTGAATATTTTGACTATTATAGTGAAAATTTCAAATAATGCTGACGCTGGATTAAAATCCAAGTTAGACGATAATTTGAAAGAAAAATATATAACAAAAGGACAAACATTATTTGATGAAACCACTAAATATATAAAAACAAATTTTAATGAATTTTGTAAGAATAAAGACGCAATAAATGCTTATTTTTATTTATATAATATTATTCTAAAATTTTATAGTAACTTAATTAAAAAACCATCTCCATATGGAAACTTATATGAAAAAATGAAAGGAACAAAAAATTCAAGCAATAATGGAGACTTTAAAAAGTATATAAATAATCTTCTTATAAAAAATAATACAAATTACATAGAATTAAAAACTATTTTATTTGAAAACAAATGTATAGGAAATGAGAATTTTAATGTAGAAAACACAAAAGGCGGAAGAAAATCAAGAAAAATAAAACATCGCAAGACAAAAAGACGCGGAAAAGGGCATAAAAAATCGCATAAAAAAAGACACAGTAAATCGCATAAAAAAAGGCACTAAAAATCGGGGTTATCCCAAGAATGATATAATCCGCCCGCTTCTATATTCGTAAGGTACTTGCGTTTCTCAAACAAAAAATTGTATTCATTGATTGCTTCTAATTTACATGGTTCTGCGATTTTATTGTTTTCCAGTTTTTTTAACAATTTCATCTGGTAACTGAATTTTGCTAATTTTTCCATTTGAATTTGATATTCTATTTCATCAAGTGTATTTGTTGAATATTTTTCATCCAAACCAGTACCTTTAAAGGTGTATTTATAGCTTAAACTCTTTTTATCAGAATTTGTCTTGAGAATCGAGCTTTCTTGTATTTTAGCATCAGTATTATTCTTTTCTTCATTGTCTTGTATTTTTGAGTTTGGATCTATACAGTAATACGAATTTGTGTTTTTTGGTCTAGGTATAGATATATGTAAAAAATGAAAACATTCATATAATGGGACTGCCAATAAAAATAATATAATAACCCTCATATTATATTATTAGTGTATATATTTTTATATTCTTATTTTTGTTTTATTTTTGTTTTATTTTTGTTTTAATTTTGCATCATTATACTTACTATACCAACGTTCTTTATCACACGCATCAACTTGTATGTAAAAATGTCTTTCATATTGTTCCGGATTTTCAAAAAATAATACAACACCTTCATTACCCGTCTCACCAGTACAAACACTCGTCTTGTAAAATAAATCCTCTTTTGCTGTTCCTACCTTATACCCATAATAATATTCTCCGCTAATCGCATTTCGTATATTTGTTCCCAACCCTCCACTCGCATATACATCTACACTGACCTTGTTGTTATTTACATTTCTTTTCAATGAATAAAACCCTTTTTTGGTTGTGGAAACCATGAATTTTTTAATAATACTGTTATTCACGATTTGGGATTCGGGGTTTAAAGGATGAAACATATCTTCTTCGTAAAGCATTTTCTCTTTTGCGACTTGATGTATATTACTACAACATTGTATTTATATTGGTTTCATTGTTATTTATTATTTTGTCTGATTATTTGGTCTGATTATTTGGTCTGATTATTTGGTCGCGGCCCTCATTTCTTGAATTCTGTTTGATATTAAATCCTTTATTTTTTTTTCTAAATAATCCATTTTTTCCTTTAATTCTCTATTTTCTCTCATCAACTCCATTATTAAAGAGGTTTGTTCTTGAAATTTATTAGAATAATCTATATTTTTACTATTATTCACAATAGAATTCATCTTTTGGGTTGATTCATCTTGCTGTATTTTGTGCTGTTCTATTATTTTCTCTCGTCGTTCTTTTATTTCCTCCATTTGTTTCAAAACATCGGGTTTATGTTTGGGATCACCTGGCTCATATTTTTGAAGCATGTCATCGATTGTTATCATAATAAATTGTTTAATACTGAGATCTTTTACAAAATCGTCCACTGTTTTATCAGACAATTTAATAAATCTATCTTTTTCTTTGTTTTCTAACAACATTTTTTTATCAAAAGAATTGTGAGTATGAGAGAAAACCAAAATACTTTTCATGGGGTCCAACTGGACAAAGGGTATTGTATAGTTTTTCAAAAATTGTTTTTCCTCCGCAATACAAGCATCATTATCATATTGCGTTTGTTTTAATAATTCTCTTCTAAAAGCAAAAGTCGCAGCGGTGGAATGTTTCTCTCCATAAGGTCCAAATTGATACATTTCATTGATGTGTTTAAAGTAAATATACATTTCACTTGAACCAGCACATAAAGCCTGTGGGTTTTGTAATAAAGTCTCAACCGCATGTGATATTCTTTCGGGGGGATAATAATCGTCGTCGTCCATGTAAATAATTATTTCGCCCTTACATTTTTCGTGCATTACATTTCTTTTTTTACCGAGAGTCATCTTTTCATTATAACCAAAGTATTTCACTTGAGGTATATTTGCGACAAGATCATATATTTTATCTGTACCGTCGTCAATAATAATCCATTCTATGCGGTCTTTCGGGTATGTTTGACTTAAAAAACAACTCATCATGATGGGAATAAAAGGGCGGCGATTGAAGGTTGGCGTACATACACTAACAAATGGTACATTTACCAGATTTTGCATTTTAGTGGATTTAATATAAGTAATTAAAAATTATTTATATTATAATTTATAGTATTTTACTTTTCCTTTCCAATATAAAAAATAAAAAAGCTCCCAGCGAGGATTGAACTCGCGACCTTACGCTTACTAAGCGCACGCTATAACCACTAAGCCATGGGAGCTGAGCGGGGTATTCCCCCTCAATAATAAATGATTGCGAATTCTTTATATTCTTTTTTCCTATTATTTATTTTCCTATTATTTATTTTCCTATTATTCTTTTTTGCGATTATTTATTTTTGGAGGTTCTGAAAGTAAAAATCCCAAGAGTAACATTCCAATTGTATCTGTATGTATATTTTTGGAACGGCATATATCATCAACAATTAAATAATGTTTGACATAATTTTTAACTTCATTTGCGCGTTTGATTTCGTATAAAATATCTCTAATTTGATTTGCCGGAGACCACATATTTTTATTAGAAATCGAACTACAACACATACAAGAAATTTTATGTAGATGTAAAATATGTTGTATTCTTTGACTATTGGGGTATTTCAAATAATTCAAATAAGATTTGTTTTGAATCAATACCCTTGGAGGGTGAAATGGATATTTATTTGACAAAATAAAGGTATAATTGTCGATTGTAACGCGTATTTCATCATTACATAAATTCATTTGAATATTTTTGTATTCCTTTTTTTTATGAAAATCTAATAATTCAGAGTTCCATCTTTTTATAAATGTATTCTTGTAATGATTGAATATGGGGTCATTATTTGGCGTTTCCATATGTGTCATCATATTTATTATATACTGTATACTATATATTGTTATCTTTATTATTTTATCAATTTTTTTATTATTGTAAATAATTTGTTTTTATTTTGAGATTGTATTTTTTTACTCCCATTTAATTGTTTACCAACATTATTTTCGGAGTTTTCAACTAAATTTTTTATTATCATTATATTCAGGCGCGCTCGGGGTATCTTCTTGTTGAACAACTGCGCCAACTACTGGTATATCTATAGGAGTTGCCACGGCTTCTGGTATAATACCTGGTGTTATATTATCTTTATAATTTAATTTATATGATTCAAACAAAGGTGTGAAGAAAAACATGATTAAAAATATTACAAAAGATATTGCCGTTACAGTATTTCCAAAATATGTATTTGCTCCAGATATAATATAATATGATAGAATCAACATGATTAATTGAGATTTATATTTGAGAACATCCGCGATCGCATTTTTAAAACTATATTGTGTTGGTTTATTTGTTTTTACATCATTTGCCGTCATAAATAATGGAAGTGCGAAACAATAAATGATTGTTACTACCGAAATAAATGGATATACAACGACAAATCCAGTAAAAACTGTGAATAATATAATTAAAATCACATATATTATTGTGGTAAATATATTCATACCTGAAAAAATACTTCCTGGCTCCCATTCTTTAGGACTATTATCATCACGTTCTTCATTTGTTGTTGAAAACATATTCGTCATATATCCAATTGGATTAGAAAAGAAAGACTGTGTTGGAATATCGTTTTTGGGTGTGCTGAATAACCATTTCAAATTAGTAAATAAACGGATAATGATATTTGCAAAATTTATAAAAAACATCAATATACACCAAAAAACAAATAAAAAAGGCACAATAAAAATATTCATAGACTCTGTAAAAATAGATCCAAATAATTTATAAAAGGTTTTGTTTAGTTGTAAATTTGTTGCTAAAATATCCTGTAACACACTACAAAAATACAATAAATAGACATTTTTATACTTTAGATTTCTTAAATACCCAAATAAACCACTTTCAATTATTTCATCATTTTCTTCTTTGGAAAATTCTAATTTTGTAGAATAATTTTTATCGCCACCCATTTTTATATTATTAATACTGGTTTGAAGATTAGTTGGTAAGTTTGTATTTTTTGGAATAACATTTGTATATGGAAAATACTTGGTATTTACTGGGACAATATTAGATAAAAATGCTTTGTTACTATATACAATCCCTGTACCAACTCCAATAATAATTGAAAGAGTAATTAATTGTCTAAATAAATATACACCATAATTATAAGTATTTTGAAAATTTATTTGATCAGGTTTTGTTTCTTGTCTTTTTTTATCTATATCTGATGTATTTGATTGATTACTTGATCCCATATTATTATTTAATATTATATTTTCTTTGAATTTACCTTGAAATTACCTTGAATTTACAAAAATCTAAAATATTTTTTCTCTAGTTATCATAAATGAAAATAAAATTATTATTATATGGGTTGATTACTGTTTTGTCGGTTGTCATCCTTTTTTACTGGACAGATTCTTTATTTAAAAACCATTATATTCAAGAGAGATTTACAAATATATCACCCATTGAAGAAGGACCCGATACCACACATAGTGTGAATTTACAAAGTCCGCCTTTTAATAAATATACCTGTAAAAATATTTGTGGTCCCCCGGGTCGTTGTCGCATAAGTGGGGAGGACTGTGTATCCGACGTAGATTGTTACGGTTGCGTTCCTCCACCAATTTATAATCGTGAAATAAAAGACGAAAATACTGACATAAAACCTGTGATGAGCACATTTTCAAAAGATATTACTAAAAACGCAGGCGATATTTTCCCTAACGCAAAACCAGCAACCTACAATATGGGAGTTGACACTTGGAAATCGGAATTTGATTTAGAAGAAAATATTTTTAAAGAAAAATATTATCCATCAGGAGATTTAACATTTATGATGAAATATCCAGTACGAACTACTTTTAGTGGCGAATTTGTTGATGATGGCGCATATGCCTTTAATGATACCACATAAGAAATACTAAAATTAATACCACATTCACAGGTAATATATTTTCTTTTACTAATGAAAAAAACACTAATACATATTTAATCATCAATTTTTCATACTCATTGCCAAATTTTTTTAATAATAAAGATAAATCCTCATCTTCATCAACATCATCATTATTATCATTATTATCATCATCATTATCATGAAAATCATGATCATCATCACCACAAATAGTTTCATTATTATCAGCATTTGGATCATTTATCACTGAAATGATACAAGATTTCGCATGATTATTATATGATATTTTTGTATGAAATAATTTATTACAAGAACCACATTCTATAGGATTTATATTAAACTTGTGTTTATCCGTTTTTACATGCTTTATAAAACTATTTTTTAAAGGTGTATAATAACTACATGTAGCACATGTATATAAATTCGTATTGGAATCTTTCAAAAAAACATCATCGTTTTTTAATTCAATTGTTGTCATTTTTTGTCTTTGAATATAATAATATAATTAGTAAAATCTTTTTATATTATTTTGTATTTGTATTTATTTTGTAGTTGTATTTATTTTGTAGTTGTATTTGTTTTGTATTTGTATTTATTTTGTATTTGTATTTATTTTGTAGTTGTATTTGTTTTACTCGGTTTAAGTAGCATACATTAATCCGCAGTTTCCACCCACAAAAGTTACCATATTGATTCGTTCCTCAAAAACAACCAAATTAAAATTATAATTATATATTCGCCACGTTGGCTTGTTAATTCCAATAATTTGACCCGTTTCTGGATCACATATTGTAAGCGATTGGGCATACGGGTCAAGTGATGGCACAATTGTATTCATTTCAAATTCAATTGTTGTGAAACGACTCATGTTAATTGCTCCCGATGGCTGTAAATCAAATGGTGATGTATTCATACAAAAATTATATACATATAAACCATCCGGCGCATTACCAGCTGTGCGGGTATATTTTTCAACATAATTATAAACCCCTACTGGCTGAACATTTTCACGATATGACCCATCCAATAATAAAGCCATTGACACTAATATATTTTTTTCATTTTCTAAATTATAATTGCCTGTGAGTAGCCACCCTGTTAATTTATCGTCAGCATTTACACCTGGACCAATATAGACAACAGTCGTAGACCCGTCTGGGTTTGTCCTGGTTATTTTATAATCCCCGCTTGTTGGTGCCTGGGTCAAGTCATACGGTAAATAATTATACGGCCAGTTAGTATAATTACTCCACTCATTGCGCAAATTTGCGTCACTTCTTTGTAAATAAAATGTGTAATTCGAAATCATACCAATGGAATCTAATTGTATTCTGTTGGCTCCAGTCACATTGTAGAAAACATTTTCTCGCACTTGTCTAAATAAATATTTTTGCTCATTCAACGCAAAAATACGCGATTCGGCATTTGATAAAAAACAATACGTACAATTCAAATGGACATCCGCATTCCATAATGTCCTTGTGTCTGTATATGATCCTACGCCTAATTCAATATCGGGTGGTGTCTGTAGAAAACGGTAAAACTGCATATAATACAAATTAAAATTGGGCGCAATATACGGATAATTATTCACACTATCCATCACATCTCGTATTTGAAACAATTCTTGTATTGGTCGCATTGTAACATTGATTTGTAATTCATTATACTGCAAAGCCACTAAAGGAAACGCCATTTGACTTTTCATAGTAAACCATGAATTCAGTGGAATATAAAGAGTCCTACCTCGTATTGACGGTTCCGCACCCACGGGATTTGTGGTATAATATGCGTTTGGATATGAATTTATGCGACTACCCGAATTTGCCGGGTCAGTTAATTCGGGTACATTTCCAATCATTTTGTCAAAAAGCGCCTTCTTTTCCGTGGAAAAATCGCGCTGCGCCATTGCCAGCATGTAAGCCCCCGAATATTCTTGTAATGTTTGATTTCCACATGTAATCGTAATTCGGGATATCATTTGTGCTCCAATATTTTCAATCCATTTGAATTCATATGGTATCCACGCTCCTGTATTATTTTCTGTGCTGGCCGCATCGGTATTTGGTGGAAATATAGGACTCCATATATTAGGCAAATCTACGCTCAAATAACAATCCATTAAAAGGTCAGCATAACGCTTTACTTTAAATGTAAAATTCGATTCTTCTGACAAACGCAACGTCCGAGCTCCTTCAAAATCAAGTCTAAATTTTTGTAGTGAAAAATTCGTATATTTATGATATGTCGATTTAAAAAATGTTTTACTTGGATTACCAGTTAAGACAATATCTTGATTACTTGCCGAAACCAATTGTATTAATCCCCCACTCATTTATCTATTATATTATAGTAATAAATTTATATTTAACTGATTTTAATTATTTTTAAATAATTTTTAAATATTTTTTTATTAATTTTAAAATACTTTTATTAGTATATAATAGATACTACTAAAACATGGACAATAATAATATAACAGAATTAAAAAACAATTTCAAAAAATTATTCAACCGAGAAGATACCATGCCATATATTTTCTGGACTGCTATAATAACACTCGTCATTTCATTTATTGGTTATTATATATACATTAAAAATTTAATGGTTCGCGAGTGTAATTATATGAATAACATGTATGGTTCTATCAATGGAACATTACAATCTATTAATTCAGTAAATCCAAATTCAAACTATACGTTGAAGGATTATTATATTAAAACAGCATATAATTGTTGTAGTGGTGGATCATACAAGAATGACTATGTAAATACATGTAATTTAACAAATGTTCTAAAACAAGGATGTCGAGGGCTCGATTTAGAAATCTATTCAATCAATGATCAACCAGTTATAGCAACTTCTACAAGTGATAGTTATTATATTAAGGAAACATACAATAGTGTTCCTTTTGCTGAAGCAATGAAAATCATTGTAAATTATGCTTTTTCAACAACAGGGGCACCTAATCCAAATGATCCCGTCTTGATTCATTTAAGAATTAAAAGTAGTAATCAAAAAATGTTTCAAAATTTAGCAAATATATTTGATGCGTATGATCAATATTTTATGGGACCCGGCACAAGTTACGAAAACAGGCAGACTAATTTTGGAAATACAAAAATAAATGACTTATCCAAAAAAATTATTTTGATCATTGACAACAGTAACAAAGCATTTATGGATAATCGAGATTTATATGAATATGTAAATATACTGAGTAATTCGGTATTTATGCGTGCTCTTAGAAATTATGATATTAAAAATACTCCAGATCTTACCGAATTACAAAATTTTAATAAAAAAAATATGACAATTGCCATGCCCGATAAAGGATCTAATCCGTCAAATCTAAGTGCTGCTGCTGCGAGATTAACCGGCTGCCAAATGATTGCCATGCGTTATCAATTGAATGATGTAAATTTACAAGAAAGTGATAAATTTTTTAGCGACGCAGGATGTGCCTTTGTATTAAAACCAGAAAATTTACGTAATATACCAGTAACTATTCCTACTCCAACACCTCAAAATCCAGCAGTTAGTTATCAACCTCGAACCGTTAAAACTAAAAATTATAAATTTACTATTTAAAGGGTGGAATTATGGGATTAGGGATTATGGGGAAATTAAATTGGACTGCTGTAAATATATTATCTCTACCTATAGTAGATAATATATCTAGGAAAATATGAATAAACTATGCGATAAAAATATGTCATTTGAAGATTGTGAATTAGTCATTTTACGTTCTGCTGTGGATAAAGCAGAACATATTGTTCGTAAAAAGGCAATTAATTCTCCAGATATCACCAAAATTTTAACAATTGTAGAAAATTTTATCAAGAAAAAAAGTCTCATTTGCTACGGCGGTACCGCAATTAATAATATACTTCCAAAACAACAGCAATTTTATGATAGGGACATTGAAATTCCTGATTATGATTTTTTTAGTCCAAATGCGTTAAATGACGCCAAAGAATTGACGGACTTGTATTTCAAAGCAGGAATTACCGAAGTAGAGGCAAAGTCTGGCGTACATCACGGCACTTACAAAGTATTTGTGAATTTTATTCCAATCGCTGATATTACATTGTTACATGTTGATTTGTATAAAAGCATTAAACGCGAAAGTATTAGTGTCGGTGGCATTTTATACGCACCACCGAATTTTTTAAGAATGTCTATGTATCTTGAGTTGAGTCGCCCGGCGGGAGATATATCTCGGTGGGAAAAAATATTAAAAAGGTTGACTCTTTTGAATAAATATTATCCACTTGAAACCGAAAATTGTAACAAAATTGATTTTCAAAGAGAAATGTATGATGATAAAAAAGAAGCAAAAATTTATGAAAATGTGAAAAACACTCTGGTGAATCAATCTGTTGTATTTTTTGGCGGATATGCCATGTCAATGTATGCCAAATACATGCCAAAAGAAATACACCATCAAGTCAAAAAAATTCCAGATTTTGATGTTATTTCTGAAGATGCTGAATTAACCGCCGAAATTGTGGTGGAACGATTAAAAGATATTGATGTAAATAACGCGCGTTTTGTAGTAAATGATGCTGTTGGAGATGTGATTCCAAAAAATTATCAAATTATGATTGGTAAAGATACAATTGCTTTTATCTATGAGCCAATTGCGTGCCATAGTTATAATCAAATTACGGTTAGGGGTCAGAAAATAAAAATAGCGACGATTGACACCATGTTGAGTTATTATTTGGCTTTTGTCTATGCTGAAAAAAAATACTATAATGTAGACCGTATTTTGTGTATGGCAAACTATTTATTTGAATTACAACAAAAAAATAGATTAAGTCAAAAAGGGTTGTTAAAAAGGTTTAATATACTTTGTTATGGACATCAAAAAACAATTGAAGAAATTAGGTCAGATAAGGCTCAAAAATTCCGGGAATTAAAACAAGATAGATCTGACAAAGAATTCCAAGAACGGTTCTTGTCTTATAGACCCGCTGATATAAAAATCGCAAGGGTGAAAACCAATAATTATGGAAAACTTAAACACAAATATGTCAAAACATTACGTGGTCAAAATATGAAACATGGTAAAAATGGTAAAAATAAAAAAACACGTAGACAAAAAAAACGTGGATTCTTTTTTTAGATTTTATACCCAGCTAATAATACGCTAAACAAGTATACTAAAACGTGCCAAACAATGTGGTTGTTTTGGATAATATATAATAAAAGACCCCAAATAAAATACTGGTAAATAAATAACCATAAATATTGATGTTTCCATCTTTAAAAAATAAAAAGGGCAAATACTTGAACAACAATCTTTTGAAAATAGGTAATTGAAACAAAAAATACAATATACACAACAACAATGGGGTCTGTATTTCGTCATACATTTGATCCATCGCACCCATTCTCTCGTGTTGTTTATTGTATTCTGCTATAATATCCTCGTTTTCCTGGTAATCCCTTATATAATCTTGGGACTCACTGGGTGCTGGCGGAATATAATTGGGTTGTATACTTGGATCTTGTACAAGACCATCCGTGTTTCTTGGAATATCCCTCGATTGTAATTGGGTTAAACCAGTGGAACTGGCGTGCTGTAATCCGCTTACTAATTGATTAATGGTCGATTGGTCTAAACTCATTCCGGTTGAGGATTGGGGCTGGGGCTGGTTATCAGGCATTCTTTCATTAATGGAAAACGATACATTTCCTCCTATAGTACCGCCACCAGTAGGGTCAGTCGGCAAGTCTAATATACTTGTGGTATCCCCGGACATATTATTATAATATAGTTTGATTATTATAATGATACAAGATACGCAAATATGCGAATTTATTTATCATCTATTATTTGTTTACTTTTATCGCATTTGGTAGAAACATTTTTATAGGTATAACATTTTTCGCCAAATTTATATACATTATCGTCTATTTCATCTATAGGTGGTGCCTTGTAAATAACACAGTTTTTACCTTTACAAACGGTTCTAAATAATGTGGCTAAACCTAATCCTAAAATAATCGACATTAATATTCTCCCAGTTTCAGTATGTAAAAATTTAGATAGTCTCAACATATATTTACAAACGATTATTATTTATACAAATACCTAAATTATATTCGCATTTACCGTTGTATTGGAGTCGATTTTATTTTTGATTTATCCGCTGGACATTTTACTTCATTTGCCTGATACATATAACAATTGTCCGCTTTGTCACGGTATTGTACAGAATCGCTATTTTCTGGTGTTGGATACATATAAACTTCTTTTAAATCTGGTCCCATAATATACACAAAAAAAAGACCAAATGCTAAACTAGACAAAAATACTGGAATGGATATATATTTTGTGATTGACATTATTTCTATTATATATAATATATATTATTAAATATTTTTTTTTATAGAGATAATGATTCACCCTGTTCAATGACTACCTTTTTCTTTGAAATATTTTTAGGTTCGCCTTTCCTTGATTTACGACTTTTTTTTTCTTTTTTACTTGACGAAGACGCACCAAATTTCATTTTAATCACTCCGGAATCACCTAAAATATACTCTACACTTTCAAAAGAAATAGGTTCTTGAACTAAAACATTCATATTGTTCTCTTTATCTACATAGGAAGCCGCGTATTTTTCCTCCATAATTTCTTTTAAACGAGGTATCATGTCTTCATAATATATGCGTGCTATATCGTCCATGAATTTTTTATTATGTTTTTTCTTGTATTCATCAGTGTATTTTTTAATATTTGATATATTTGTATACACCTCTGTTTGTATTTTTTTTAAATTATTTTTTTTATCTACATTATCCGTTTTTTCATTCAACAATGACAAATAATATTCGGAGGTTTCGATTGAGCCTTTGATTTCATCTTTAATTTCATCAAATTTTTGAACAGCCTCTTCTGAATCAATATATCCAAATAAAAAATCATTTTTATCCAATATAATTTGATGTTTGAATTTGTTTGTTTCTTCTTCATTTTCATTCATTAAATCCCGTAAATCATAGGTTATGCCTAAATTAATTTCTATATCAAAGGGACAAGGGTCTTTTCTGTCGCCACACATTGCCTTTAATACTTTTTCAAAATTGTCATTTACTTTGGTTTCAAAAATAGAACTCACTCGTCGTTGACAATTTACACATTTAGGGACAACTGATTTAATTAAATTTTTTTTTTCATTAAAACTTAAAAGTTTTGTTTTTTTACCATACATGATTTCTTTTTTTTCTTTTTCATAATCATCATTGTATTTTGATTTTAGTTGGTAAAATTTATTCATTGCGTCAACGATAGGATTTTGATTGGATTCTTTTTTGATTTCTTCTATATTTTCTATGTTTTTAATGTCTACGATTTCTGCCATATTACTTATAAAGTAGTGATATTTTATTTACCATCATATAACAAATATATTTTAAAAATATTCCTAGATATACCCCGTTGATATAATGTTTATTAGTAAATCATTTAATGAAATAACATGTATATGATATAATAAATATTATATAATACACATGATACATAATTGGAAATTTTTATATTCAACATCCAAACTTGAAAAAGAGTTCTTAAATACTCCTAAGAAAATATGTGTCGCGGCACATTCAACCCCATTTTTTGACGGATACATCTTATACAAAGCATTCAAGTATTTTGGAGAAAACGACCCTCTAGTATATGCTCGCGGCCCTTCTCCTTATTTTCCAGAATGGTGTATACAAATACCAAAGAAATGTAAAGGTGGATTTGTAAAAAACGAAATCTTAGTATTACAAAATATACCTTGTTTTTGTCGTATTCTGTTTCCTTCGGGCGGAACTATAACATGGAAAACTGGTTTTTATGTTTTGGCAAAACAATTAGACGCAAAAATTGTTATATGTGGGATCGATTATGGTACAAATAGTGTAATTGTGGATAGTATAATAAGCCCACTAGATACATTTGAAGAAACCAAGGAATTTTGTATTTCACGATTACGTAAATATACTCCAGGACCGTTATGTTTTATGTTGAGAGTATTGTGTAATTATGGGTGTGAAACATACAAATACAATAAAGAAATCGTATATTTTTATAGAGGTATATTTATCAGTATATTGTTGTATATGTTTATAATGTATTTTTGTATTACACTTTTCGATGTAACAAGGTATGCTCATCGTCCCATTGAGGTAATCCGGTAATTAATGATTGTTGTGCTCTTAATTTGGTTTCCTGGTAATTCCGGATTTTTGACAACACATATTGTTGTTTTTCCCGATTTTTTCGTTGTTTTTCAGAAGGAGTTAGTTTTCCCTTGTATTTAAAAAGAAGAATTGTTCCTAAAAGTAGAAAAAAACCAACTGCCAATGATATATTGAATATGATATTGTTGTATTTGTTTTTAAATTCGTGACATTGTTTTAATGTTTGATTTAAAAAAAATTTTACACCAGGTTCAATTAAGGTTGGTTTAGAAAAATCGCTAACGTTCATAAATTATATAATAATATATAATTACTTTTATTATTTCAAAATAAATTATACACAATATACATAATATATGAATAGTTCATATCTTTCAGTATTTGTATTTATCATTATTACAATTATTTATTATACAGTGCTTAAACCAAAACTAACTTATGAAAATCTAAAAAATGCTGAAAATAATGATGAAATGTCCAATTATAGCTCGACAAATAATACGGCACTAGTTATTTACATGATTTTGGTTTTAATTAGTCAACTGGTGATTAATATTGGATATATGATAAATACGTGTGGCGGGGATATTGCGAGTAACATTGGTGCTGGATTTTTAATAACGCTTATTCCATGGGTTTTTATTTTTGGATTATTGGTTAGCATGTTGATGTTATTTCCGGGTTTTAAGTCAGCATTTTCAAATGTAATTGGTTATTTTTGTGTATCTGGATCAGCCAATGACGTGTTGACTAAATTATTGATAAATCCAGATATTGAAAATACAATGAATGCTGGTAATTTGAGTGAAGAAGATAAGAAAAAATATCAATCTGTAGCAGATGCGATTATTAAAATATGTGGTAACACATCTATTATCATTAATCAAATTGTTCCTGAAAACTTTTTAGAAAGTTTAGCAACATTGTCTCCATTGATGAAACCCGAATATCAAAATGACCAATCTACGGAAAGTATAGAATTAAAACAAAAATTACTAAATACTGTTTTAATCAGGGATAATATAGGTGAGGCATTATGGTATGTCAACACTGCTATTTTAGTTACAAGTGTCATTCAATACAATATTGCTTCTCGTGGTTGTAATAAAGATTTAAAATCGATTCAGACTCAACAGGCTAATTTTGAACAACAACAAGCCTCTACACAACAACAAAATGAACAGGCAACATCAACCACATATACCATGACTTAGTTCGTAAGATTTCAAAATTGTAACCTAGGTTGGGCTAAATAAAACAAGACAAACAAATATGACAATATTCCTAAAATAATTGCCAATAGCCAAATGGGGAGAATTGTCTTGTTTCTATATCCAACTCCAAACTGGCGAATACTTCCGTCGGGATTATATAAAAATCCGGGTTGGCAATAATGAAATGTTCCAAATATGACTAAAAATAAAAGGATAGATACAATGATTGGATGGTTACTAATATAATTTCTATACATATATATTATAATTATAAACAAATTTATTTATTTTATATTCAAAATATAAGAATAAAGAATATAAAATGAATTATTTACTAGAATCGTTTTTTGTTGGGATTTATTGTTGTTTTATCTATTTGGCTTTATTTTATACAGGTCTAACCGCCAATGTTTACTTAATGTTATTTATTGTTGGATTTATGAAACATTTTTTTGGATATTTTTTTAAAATTCATGATTATTATTGTAAATATGGTTGTCGTAAATATGATTGTAGTGATAATAATAAAAATACTCACGCAAAAAGAAATGATGTCATATTGACAGAAGAAAGTATTCTTGAAGGGATTGTTTTTATTATTCTTGGTTCATTCTTATCGTTTTTTTTTAAATCAAAGTTGCTGTTGTATTTTATACTTGGGGTTTGTCTTCATATTATAACGGAAAAAATAGGATTACATGCTTATTTTTGTAAGGAGCGCTGTATATCATCATAAGTAACCAAACCAGAAGACACAATAATACTTTGCATAATATTTTATGATAGATTTTCCAATTTTTATTCATTGGTAAATATTTATTTATTTTTATTAAAAATATTTATAATTTATTGAAGAATCTATATCCTAAAATTTCCAAATTTCAACAAAAGAAAATCAGAAAAAGTAAAAATGGACATTTTTGGTATGTCCATTTTTGAAAATCCCAGGGATTCATGGTGAAAACGCTGTTTTTTGGGCCATTTTAGAGCATAAAGCTCTCCTGAATTTTTCATGTTTGAAACCGCGAGAGCATAATTTTGTGAGCATAAATTTAATGTTTTTCAAGGAAAAGGGTTTAGGCATTTTTTTTCTATAGAATATATAGAATAATAGAATGGAAAAGGAGCATGCCCCTCAATATACAAAATACTATATATGTGACAATTGTGACTTTAAATGTCTTAAAAAAAGTAATTATGAAAAACATTTATTGACAGCAAAACATCAAAAAGGCATTTTATTGAACAAAAATACCCCAAAACCTATAAAAAATGCCATGGATAATTTTGTATGTAAAAAATGTAATAAAGAATACAAGGCGCGCAATAGTTTATGGTATCATGAAAAAAAATGTAATTCAACACCGGAAAACATAACAATCACTGTAGAAGAAGAACAATCACCAGAAAATAACCAGTATTCCACTGATTTGATCCTGGAGCTTTTGAAACAAAACCAGGAATTCAAGGAGCTTATCCTTGAACAAAATAAACATATGCTTGAAATGAGCAAAGACAGGAATGTGACCAATAATAACAATATTACCCAAAACAATAATAAGTTCAACCTGAATGTATTCTTGAATGAAACATGTAAAGATGCGCTGAATCTCAGCGATTTTTTGGAATCATTGATTTTATCCTTGACCGACTTTGAAAATTTTGGACCTCTCGGGTATTGCGGAGGGATTAGTAACATCCTAGTCAATGGATTAAACAAATTAGACATCAGCAAACGACCGATTCACTGTAGTGATCTAAAGAGGGAAGTCATTCACATTAAAAACAACGATACTTGGCATAAAGATGAAAATAAAGAGCAAATGATAAAAGCCATCAAGGCAATTGAACATAAGAATGTCAAGCAAATGTCTCTTTGGGGAAAAGCTAACCCGGAATACAAGGATCCAAATCATAAAAAGAGCGACCTGTATACAAAGCTGATTGATAATAGCTTGTGCGATACCGATAAGGAAAAAGCCCTCAAAAATTATAATAAAATCATTCGCACAGTCGCCAAGGAAATCCTGGTGGATAAATAGTAAATAGTATTTTTATATTTTTTATAGATAACTATATTGTATAAAAAATATTTATAGATTATAAAAAAAGATCAGTATGAAACATTTCATCGACAACTCTATTGGCAATATCAAGATAATTGTTTTTGCTTAAACATAACGTAACACCTTGTGACATTGAAATACCCATTTGTATTTTAATTAAATCATCATTTAAAAATAAATGATACTTTTTTAAATCATTGTCATTTATGTATTTATTGAAATTCATTATAAATTCAAATAATTTACCAATATTTATATTTTTTGAACCAGTTAATATTGATCCAACAATTTGTTCTGTAATACAAATCAAAGAATTTATATGTATTTGAGGTATATTCATAAAAATATCGTGAGGTTCAATAAAAATCTCTAATAATTTTTTGGAAATTTCCCTTGGTTCCTTTGTAAATAATTCAGTCAACATATTTAATAGTGTATTTTTAATATTCTCATGAATATGTAAGACAACCCCAAAATCAATAACACCTATTTGATAATATGGTGCCTTATTATTTTTAATAAATAATATATTACCTGCGTGTAAATCTCCGTGACCAAAACCATTGATAAATAAAGAAAAAATACCATATTTTACTATTATTTTTGCGTATTCTTCGTAATCACATTCATTTAATTTTGATATATGTATTCCTTTTATGTATTCCATTACAATGACATCCTCACCTGAATATTCTTGATAAATTTCCGGAATTTTTACATAATTAATAGTCGAACATATTTGTTTCATTTTGATTGTATTTTTTATTTCTTCGTTAAAATCAAGTTGTGTCTTTAATAAAATAATATTTTTATGAAATGAATCCGCAAGTTTCATACTATTTACATAAGGCATATACGACAGTACTTTTAATATAAACTGTACTTTTTCAATTGCGTCATTCAATTTTTGTTCTATGTTTGTTCTTTTCAATTTTACTACCACATTTTCCTGTGTTTTTGTATTTTTCATTAAATAAACCAAAGAAATCATACCCGAATTAATTGGAATATTATTTTGTTCAAATACAAAATTGTGTTGCGTTTGTAATTTCATTAATGCGTCCCAATTGATATCGTTATTTGTATAAGGAGATGAATCTGTGTATTTGATTAATTCACTATTCATTGTTTCATCAATTAGACTATTGTTTAATGAAATACTCTGAAAAAATTTTACATAGAGTATATTTTTTTCTGTTAATTTATCACACAAATCGTGTATAAATAATTTATAATTTGAATTGTATAAAAAAGATATATAACAAGATAAAAAAATCCAAGAAATTTCAAACAAAAAATATATATTTGAAAATGTATGTAAAAATGTATGTGAAAATGTATGTGAAAATGTATTGTATAACATTTCTATTTTATTCATAAAATTATGTATATATTATTTATACATCATTTCTATAAATACTTTTGACCTTATAAACATTTTGTATAATAATTGAAAACATATTTTTTCAATAAAATCAACGACTACTAATTTCTGATTATTCAAATATATATGATTTTCTACTTTAATTTTATGAGGTGTTATTAATTTACAATAGCATGTTACATTTTTTACTTTTAATTGTTCTGTTTGTTTATATATTTCATCATCATCTATATACTCATTTATGTTTTCATAATTAGTATTTGATTTTATATAAAATGTAATAAATGATTCATCTAAAGTTTTTTTGATTTTTATATTCAAAAAAGAATGATATTGAGGTATACCGATATCCGCAAATAAATGTTTAAAAATGACAAATACATTTGCTTCTCCGTAGTTATCGTTTGTTTCAACCACTTTTAATTTATATATATCCACTACATCTTTGTTTACAGAATATAAAATATCAATTAATGATAAATGTAATAATTTTTCCATATATAAATTTTTGTTTTCTATTTCAAATTCAGTTATATAATTATTTCTCTCGCTTTTTTTAATTATAAAACCATTTTTGTTATAAACAATTGGAAAATTTTCTATATTATCACGATGAATCATTTATATTTGGATATTTATTTATAAATGATTTTTTACGAAATATGTAAAAATATGAATACAATGTATTTGTTATTGGTTTTTTGTTTTCTTATTTTTTTGTTTTCTTATTTTTTTGTTTTATTATGTTTTACTTTCTTGTGTTTTATTTTATGGCTACGATTATTTCGTTTTTTACCTCCTACAATTTTAGTTGAATTACTATTTAAACAATTCACATTTGGACTACTATGTTCCTTATTAAAAATATCAATACCACTTACAGGGGTCATGAATAAAGGATCTACTTGATTTATATTGTTATTATCTAATTTAGTCATTTTACTTTTTAAATTATCAAAAGCGGCTATTGTCATTAAAACATCTTGTTTATTAGGGTCAATATTAAATTTTTCTCCAATTTTTCCAGTATATTTTGAAAATACTCCAGTTGATTCTTGAATACGAGACTCATTTGATTTAAAAAATCCAGCGAATCTTTGTTTGCTAGCATTACTAATAATCACTCTACAAAGTGTATCACCGCCTGCGATTTGTGCTTTAATATTTGTACCAGCCTTTGTTCTCGCTATTTCACCTACTGTAGGATTAAACATTACTTTAAAAAATGAAATATACAAATAAAATGGATGAGCGAGTGGATTTCTAATACTTGAATATATATAGGCGGGTGGTATTTTTTTAACACAGTTTAATGGTTTATCGTAAGCAATTTTAACTTGTTTTGATCCTTGTTGTTTTGCTTTATCACTACTAAAAAAATTAACACTTGATCCTGTAATAAACGATGATAAGTTTTCACAATAATTCATTACTTCAATTTCATTATCTTCCATACCTTTAGTTGGATGATAAAATCCTTGCATTTCAAGTGGCAAATCTATTACAGGGTCTCCTTTTGTCATTACTCTTTTATACATAATTTGTTTGTTTTTTATAAATTCTTGATATTTATCACATACAGTTTTATTTAAAACTCTTGGTGAAGCAACTGATATACATACAATACTATCAGATAATTTTTCAAAACCAGCATCATTATAAGGTGGTGTTTTTTTGATCCCAATCCATAAATAAGAAAAAATGGTGCACATAGCCCCGCCCAAAGAATGACCAGATGTAAATACTTTTATATTATCAGATTTTAAAAAATTATTTACAAGATCTCTCATTGATTCTAATATAGTATGTATATGCTCAGATGTTAATTTGTATATTCCACTTAAATAACCATCACCATCGGGACAAATTTTTTGTGGGTATGCTGCGGTTACATTTAAATATGACATCATTGATTTTACACTTGCTGTTCCTCTAAACGAAACCCATATAGAATTCATTCTTTTATCCGCAACAATATAAGCAATTGAATAATTAGACCACGCGACAGAAATACACTTTACATTTCCGTTTGGGTCATTTATCTGATTAATAATATTATTTTCTTGTGGTGGATTTATGATATCAGTATTCATTGTATCAGTATTCGTTATATCTATATTTAGATCTTGGGCATCAGTACCAGTATTTTCTTGTTTTTTAATTTTATCGTTGGAAATAACTTCTGCGCCATCACCAGTTATATTTGTTTCGCGATTTACATAATTGACATGTTTCGCATAATTTAAAAAATCAACATAATCTTTACCATCACTATTTTTAAAGAATTTGACATTTGGACCTTCTTTATATACTTCGGCATCATCAAAAATATTTTTTATATCTGCGTTTTTAATAGAATTTAATACGCTTGTAGGAATCGGATTTTCTTTGAGTGTATCATTAAAAACCGGAGGATCTGTATATTGTTTGCATTTTGTCATAATCTTATAATCATCTGTATTAGTATATAAATTAATGTCATGATCTCCAAAAATTTGCATATATCTTTCTAAATATCCGCAGTCTTTTAAATACGTCAATCTGGACATAACTGTGCCAATAAACGTTATTAATGAAACATTTCCAATACCATTAACGACATTTGTTGTACTTGTCGTATTAACAGATACTGGAAGAGGTTTTTTACCCATACTTATATTACCCATACTTATACCAAATAATCCACCACATTGTTTTCTAAATGTTTTATTTTGTTTTTTTCCTATTTTTTGTTTACTTGTTGTCATAGAAAAATAACAATATATATATTGTATATATTATTTTTTTGTAAATTTGTAAATTTATATTTTACCATACATTTCAAGTGCGAGTTTTCTCTGTACACTAAAATCGCAAATGGGTTTGACATAACGAATATCTTTATTTTGGTCCCAATATTTATACCATTCATGTATGACTTTGGGTTCCAATTCGTTCAATTCAGGGATCCATTTTTTAATATACACACAATGCGGGTCGTGTTCCTCTGATTGTGTCCAGGGATTAAAAATACGATTGTATTGTTGACTATCTGCCCCGGTACCGGCAACCCATTGCCAGTTTCCATTATTGGACGCCACATCATAATCAGTCAATTTTGTGGCAAAGTATTTCTCTCCTTCCCTCCAATTTATTAAAAGGGTTTTCACTAAAAAGGATGCCACAATTAATCTTGCGCGGTTATGCATGAAACCTGTTGTATTGAGTTCGCGCATTGCCGCATCAACAACAGGAAACCCAGTCATCCCATTCTTCCAGGCGTCTAACCATCGCGAATTATGATGCCATTTTATTTTTGAATACGATGCTTTCATAGGGTGACCCAATACGCGCGGATAACTGTACAAAATATTCATATAAAAATCACGCCATACTAGCTGTCTATTTAAATCATGATAATTTTTTGATTTAAATGCCCAATAAACTTCTCTGATGGAGAGACACCCGAATTTGATGTACGCCGACAATTTACTGCTCGGTTTATCTAAGTCATTTCTGGTTGACCCATAATGATTTTGGGTTTTTAATGCTGTTTTTAAAGCCAATATCGCCTCTTTTCTTCCACCCATTAATATATTTTCATTTGTTTTTGTGAATTTAAAAAAGGCATCGTTGAGAGAAATCAAGTGATTCCCTGGGACCGACCCCGATTTTTTTGCGAATTTCATTTGTTTTTTCTGAGGCGCTGGTTTTTCCACATGGTGTTTCATACACGTCTCGTAATACGGCGTGAATTTTTGGTACGCTGTTCCAGAACCATTCACAATGGTCCCCGGTTCATGTAAATAATAATCCCCGACTTGAATACATTCTACACCCCGTTTTTTACACATGTCGGTAATCTCTTGGTCTCTCTTTAAAGCATATGGAGTATAATCTTTGTTGAACCCGACCGCGTCGATATGATAATATTTTATACAATTTGAAACCACACTTTCGTTGTGTCCATAAAAGGTGTATAGGCGACCGCCTTTTTGTGATATTGCTGCGGATAAATCTTCTAAAGATTCAATCATGAATTGAACCGCGTTATTTGATTTGTATGTGTTGCTATTTCCTACTTGTTCAGGTGTGAATATGAATATGGTGTATACATTTTTACACATGGAAACCAATTGGTTTAATCCATGATTATCGGTAATTCTAAAATCACGACGAAATATGAATAATCCATTTTCTAATGTTTTTTTTTCGGTTGTAGCCGAGGTTAGGGTTTCTTGCTCCATACTTTAATATTATATATATACGAATATAATATTGAATACAATATTACCTATTTTACACAATTTTACACAACATTCATTTTTTTGATAAACCAATCAATCGATTTTTTACAACCCTCTTGAATCGATGTGAATTCAAAATTGAAGTCGTCTCCAAGAAGTTCTCGTAATCTATGATTCGTCACCGTCTTTTTGTATTGACCATCACTATAACTTGAATCAAAGACGATTCGATCTTCGTAATCAAAACAGCGTGCTATCGTGCGCGCCACGCATTCTATACTGACCTCCATGGTTTCATCCACCGACAAAATAATATTATCCCCGTTATATTTTTCAAGGACCATCATAATGAGCCATGCTAAATCCTGTGAATAAATAAATTGTCGCAACGGTTTTCCGGTTCCCCGAACAACAAAATCCTGGTCATATAATTTGGCTAAATAACATTTGTGTATAAGCGCAGGTAATACGTGTGCGTTTTCCAAATCAAAATTATCATGTGGACCGTAGATGTTGGTGGGAATAATACACACAAAATTATCACCATATGATGCCCGATACAAACTACAATGGACTTCCAACATGCGTTTCGCATAAGCGTATGCGTTGTTGGATCCATGAGGCGGTCCATTATGTAACATGGTTTCGTCAATCGGGTATTCTATTTGGTCGGGGAAAATACAGGTTGATAAACACGCCACAAGTTTTTCTACACCATGGTCATGCGAACATTTTACTACGTTGAAATTAATCATTAGATTTTTTTCCAACATGTCTACTTTTTGATTCATGTTTTTGTATAAACCACCGACATTTGCCGCTAAATGAATCACTAAATGAGGTTTTACTTCCTCAAACATTTGATTGGTTTTTTGAAAATCATATAAATCGCAATCTTTGGATGAAACAAATTTAAATTCGTATTTATCGCTAAATTCATCGATAATAGATTCTATACCGTGACCGACTAAACCCGATCCTCCTGTAACTAATATTTTTTTCATTTTTGCTTTATAATACTATGTTATGTAAAAACAAAAAATATTAGTTTATTCTACGAGTTTTTTACCTTTCATTTTTTATTTTTTATATTCAGAGGACTTTTTTAGTATTTTTTAATTGTTTTCTTAGGAATTTTTTCTTAACACCCACAATCTTGAATTACCATTTCTTTTACTAAATCATCAAAACTATATTCGGGTGTCCATCCTAATTCATTACGCGCTTTGGTTGAATCACCCAATAATTCATCTACTTCGGTGGGTCTAAAATATTTATCAGATACAAATATCAACTCTTGACCAGTGGTCGCATCATAACCTACCTCTTCCAATCCTTCGCCTTTCCATTGAATAATAATTCCTTTCATCGCAAACGATTTTTCAACAAATTCTTTAACACTGTGAAATTCATTGGTAGATAAAATATAATCTTCTGGGAGCTCTTGTTGTAGCATTAACCACATACCACACACATAATCCTTGGCATGACCCCAATCTCGTTTGGAATAAATATTGCCCAAAACCAATTTACTATCTTGTCCCGTCAATATTTTATTGAGTCCAATGGTTATTTTCCTGGTAACAAAATTATGCGCTCTTCGTGGCGACTCGTGATTGAATAGAATGCCCGAACAAGCATACATACCATATGCTTCACGGTAATTCTTGGTGATCCAATGTCCATATAGTTTGGCAACACCATAAGGCGAACGTGGGTAAAAAGACGTGCTTTCTTTTTGCGGGACTTCTTGAACTTTACCAAACATTTCCGAGGTGGATGCCTGGTAAAACCGGATCTTTTCCAAAGGGATACTCGAATTGCGAAGAGTTTCCAAGAGACGAAGTGTTCCTAATCCATCAACATTCCCCGTGTATTCGGGCATGTCAAAAGAAACTTTTACGTGACTCATTGCGCCCAAATTATACACTTCTAAAACGCCCACCGAATCCTTATACGTGTTGTATATTTCATTCAAAATATTGGATAAATTAATACCGTCACTTAGATCGCCATAACGAAGATGTAATTGTTTGAAAATATGTTCAATACGTTGGGTATTTATATTTGATCCACGGCGAATCAGACCCCATACACAATAATTTTTCTCTAATAATAATTCTGCCAAATAAGACCCGTCTTGACCCGTAATACCAGTGATTAATGCTATTTTTAATTCGCTCATGATTTTAATAATTTAATAATTATATAATTTTTATATAGTTATTTTCATTATATTTATTTTATTTTTATTATATGAACCTTTTATATATACCGAGTTCCTCATTTTTTTTAACTTCTTTTATATCATTAGAACAAAATAATGGAATATCCATATAATATGAATTTTCAATTAATAATTTTGTAAAATTATAGCAATCTTGGGTAGTCATTAAATGACACGTAACGATGTGGTCAGTATATACTGGTTTAATTTCATATATTGGAAAATTCGCGTCATATGTAAAACCTTTGTAATTACAATAATAAAAGAGTTTTGGTAAATGTAGTATATAAGAATTTATTTCAGGTTGTTGTAAAAAATAAGCAATTGAAATATCACATGAATTAATATGTTCTTTAGAAACAATTAAGTGTTTAGCTGTTTTATAATGTTCTTCATTTGGCTCAAATTCTGTTTTATTGTGAATACATATTTCGCTCCATTTTTCCATAATATTTGGTAATAATGGATATAATAATGATAAACATTCATTAGTTAATATAAAACCAGCACCACCAAAAAAGAAAAAATATTTTACGTCATTTATTATTCTCCATCCATTATCACCACCAATATACAAATTCTCATTATAATCAAATGATTTTATTAAAATTGTAATTTTTGGTATATTCACATAAGTATCTGTTCCACAACAAAATACAAATTTATATTTAAAATTTTCATGAATATATTTTAACCCCAGGTATTGCTTATAAGATGCGGATGAATAATCGTCCAATACACCCGGTAAATGAATATAATTATCTCCTATAAAAGATTCATCATTTGTTTTTTCTCCAAGAAAATATAAAAGTTTTACATTTAACTCACTAATATTACATAATTGACCCCAGGTATCATTAATGAGACGTATTTGTTCATTATATTTTGGAATTGTATCGCATCCATATACACAAATAATTAAATCATATTCATTATCATCCATATTTATATTTGTATAAAAATGTATAGTATATTTTTATTTAAAAATATATTTTTATATTCTTTTTTATATATTTTCAAATTTTCAAAAGTTTAAATATCCAAACTCAATGTGTTTTTATCACTCTTTTGACGTCTTTTACTTTTCTTAGGCATAGTTCCCTCACTTTGTAATTCTTTTAAATCACCGATTGAAATTGTACTGTTTTCATTTTGTGAGGAGGTATTTTGTCTTTGTACAGAAACTGGTGCTGGAGCCGTTGTTTCTTGTATATTGATGGTCTTGGTTTTTAATCCAGACAATATATCGGAAATATCACTTGGTCCTTTCATTTCAGGACGTGATGATCGAGATGTTTTTTCCGAATCATTTATACCCCCAAAATTTTCGCGAATATTAATACCATCATTGAAATTACTTCGCCCTCCGGTGCCCATATTCAAATCAGGTCTTGACATGTAGGCACTATTGTTGCCTCCGCGCGAGACTGATGGTGGTACTGCGTTTGGGCCTTGGGTCGCCATAGGTGGTGGCGGACCTCCTCCTCCGCCATTCATAGCCTCGGGATTCATTAAACCATTCATGAAACCCGAAAAACCGGGGCTCGTCTGGCTCATGGAATTTGCCGCCGCCGATTGGAACTGTCGCATCAAATCAGGGTTTTGCCGTAAAATATCATCCATTCCAGGCATTGCGGACTTAAACATGGTGTTTGTCATGTGTACCATCATAGCACTGCCACCCAATTGAAATAATAATTTCAATTCTGGCGCCATAGACGCGCGTGATTTATATTTATCAAATAATTCTCCAAAAATCTCATCATAGTCGGTCAAATTTTCATTCACCTGTTCACTCCAACCGTCTAATTTGACATCAAATGGATCAAAACGGTTATTCAAAAATTCAATACCGTTAATACACGCCATTAACATGTTGCCTTGAAATTTAATCGAGTTTTGTTTTGTTTTTTCCTCCATAATCATCTCATATTCACCTTGCATTTCAGCAAGAGGTGATTCCATCGTATATTTTTTTGTTAAATTCACACCCTTTGCCTCCAAATTTTCCAACTTTCTTAAATACTTGAATTTCTCCCTTAATAATTCCTCTTTAGTCATTTGGGGTTCAGCGTCACCTGGTTTATCCGGGTTCATAGGAATATTATTGAATTTACCATAACCATCCCAAGTTTGTGCGTCCTGGTGTTGGTCCGCGGTTGCCTGCCCTATGCTTGGTGAAGACCCAGAATCGCTAAATCTTACATTTTGTCTTTCACTTGAAAACGATGATGACGATTCTATTTTTGCGTCAAATAATCCCGATTTAGATTCATATGTGTTTCTACTTGGAAAATTATCTACTAAATCATTTAATTCGTTTTCTAAATTTTCTAAATCATCAATATGAATATCACTGGTTGGTGCTTTTGACCCTTCTTTCATTTTATCATTCATTAATAATTCAAGACCACCGCCAAAATTTGTTGATTTTAATTTCATAGGTGAGTCGTTTAAACTTATTTCTGAAATATCAATGATTTCATTATCCATGTCTTATGAATTAATAAGAACATATAATTTTAAGTCTTACGAATAATAAATATATTTATTTTATATAAAAAATATACTTATTCATTTTTTTTAAATATTTCAAAAAAATTTGCTACATTTTATTCTTGATATACCATAATCCTTGTAAAAATGAATCTGCTAAATCGTCTTTTTTTGTATGTTTTGAAAAAAAACCTTCCCAACATTCATAATAATGTGTATTGGTAATTATTTCTAAACATTTTTGTATTCCCTTTTTTTTACGATCACTATATTTTATTTTTTTGTCGCTTTTTTCTACGTTGCTTTGTTTATCGTCTTTTAATTTATTCACAGAGGAAACAAATTCAATACAAATATTATTATTTTTCATGATAAAATATTGAGCAATCATCCCTTGTATTGTCTTCATGCGATTCGCAATGGGGCTGATTTGATTCTCAATAATAACCTTGTCTATACTCTGACAATGTTCTGCCAATATATTGTCAAATTTTGACTGAATATTTCGACCAATTGTTACTAAATCTATTTTTGATGCGCTACTACTTTCAACTTGTTCAAAGCATGTATTATGTATGTAATCATTTATAAGAGAGATCAATTCGTTCTTCTTAATGGGAGTCGTGTATGTTATTTTATATTTTTCAGCTAAATCATATAAATCCTGAATTTTTTTCTTATTTAAATTTGTTTTCAATTCACCATTTGGAACTTGATAGTCTTGTTTCTTTGAATGTTTTAAACAGTAACATTTACCATTTTTGGTAAATTTAGCAGGCTTATCACATACTTGATTATTTTTATCAATTTCTTTACATTTCATTTCACATTGTTGTGCTAAATTAATAATATCCCATTTTTCAATAGTATAGTGTTCTTCTTTTTTCACAAAAAGACAGAATGCTAAATTTTTAATTCCTACATCTATACTCAAGATTTTCAAAAAATATGGACAACAATGATTCATATATAACAAATCTATATCTATTTTTACATAAAAAATATTATATCCTTTTTATAATTATAATACTTTTTGATTTTATTCAGGAACAATAATAGAAGGTGATACAAGACGTGCTTGTAATTGTTCGCGAGTTAAATAAGGTGATTTAAGGTCACTATTATTATATCCATAACCTGGTCTAGCATTGTCATACGTGGATTTATATAATAATGGCACGTTGGATGATGGAGTTTTTCCCGTTTGAATATGTGAAGGAAGTCCCATATCATAACAAGCTTCTGATGTGTTATATTTCATGATTTCAATACCATTATGGGTTAAATATTGTCTATATTCCCAACTAGTTTTAATATTTTTTTGTTGTTGTATTCTTTTATTTACCACTGCTTCAGGCTGCCAGGTGGCGTAATTTCTTCCATCTGCCATAATTGGCGGATAATTGAAATGAATATTATTTGATCCGGAATAACAAGTCCCCCAAGACATATATATTTAAATGCTATAATAAAATTATACAAAATATGTAATGTAATTTTATTTTATTTTATTGTGGTCGCGTTTTATTCAAGTAATTTGAGTAATTCGTTTTTCTTCATTTTTGATGAATCGGATGTCAACTTTCTCTCAATCACAATTTCCCTTAATTTGTTTAATGACATTTTTTTGTATTCAATGTTTTCGTTAGAGCTACTACTAGATATATTGATGCTTTTTAACATTGATAAATCAATATTATTGGTTTCTTCTTTATCATTGATTGTGATTTTATCGTCAATTAAAAAAGTTTTATAATTTGTGTGGTCTTCTAAAGCATCATGATTTATTAAATCAATTAATTCAACTGGCTTATCATCTTCATCGTCGAGTATATCATCGTTATCACTTTCATCACTATCATCATCGCTATCATTATTAATGTAGTCATCCTCTTCAATTATTTCAACATCATTATGATCAACGCCATATATTGATTCACTTAATATATTTATTATTTTAATATTTTTTGTGTTATTTTCTTCATCATTATCATCTTCCTGGTCATCATCTTCGTCTTCATCATCTTCGTCTTCATCGTCGTCATCGTCGTCTTCATCATCTTCGTCTTCATCGTCGTCTTCGTCAGAAACTTGTATTAATTCATTTTCACTTTGTCTAAATCCACCGTTTAAATTTGCCAACACTTGTTGAGTTTGGGACGCAAATGGTTGTAATGTTATACTACCTCCAGTGCTACGAATATAATTCATTTCTTCCGCCATTGTATTTACTAAATCAAACATACCGTTTATTTTATCATTTTGCTGAGTTATTTTTTGATTAAAAAACATAAACATACCACCAACCAGAATAATAATGATTGCTAAACAAATTAGAAATGAAGGACTAAATACCGATAACATTATTAAAAAATATATATATATTTATATTTTTTAACAAACGAATATTTTTTATTTATTAAAATGAAATTTAATATAATCAATTGTTTGTTTATTGGACAAACCATTTTTAAATTTGCTCCAATACTCATTGAATATTTTTGATCCAAAGAAAGAATCCAAGATTTTTAATAATAATTTTTCAGATTGTTTAATTTTATCCTTGCGCGCATCATTATCTGTTTTTTGGTAGGTGTTTATATAATTAATAATAGAACTCATTCTTGAAAATATAATAATGCTAATTTGTGATTCTAGATCTTTATTTCTTTCTCTTTCATCATAATCACTTTTATTGTAAAATAATTCGTCATAATAATAATTCATTTCAGGATGGTCTATAAAAAATTTAATGGTTTCATCTAGAAATTCTTTGTAAAAATTGTTAAAATATTGTACTTCCTGATTATTTACATTGTCTTTATAAGAAATTATTTGAAAATATACGGAATACACTGTAATTATAATTGTTGAAGCAATCAATACTTGTACATAAGTTTGAAATTTTGGGTCAAAACCAAATCTGGTTTTCCAGTAATATTTGGTTAACAAAATAAATACAACAAAGTATAACAAATAGGATACATAGTATAAAATATCTGGTAAACTACTATTATGAATATAATTATACTTTATAAAATTGTTAATTTCTGTTAAATAATTCATACTATATAAGAACCATATTATTTTTTTAAGTTTTTGCGATTTTTAAATTTTCATGGATTCTTCTATAATTTCACTAGGATAATCCATATCATACAACACCTTAATTCCACCTCGTACTTTTGATATTCCCTTTTTCAAAATATACTTGTATTTAAAATTTTCGATACCATTATTTTTACCATCATCTACATATTCGGTTTCCATGTAAAAATTTTCGATTTTCTTGTTTTTATCTAAATGTTCGCATAATTTTATAAAATGAGTGGTTAATATACAATATATACTATTGGTCTTGATTAAATAATTCATAAATGCTAATGCGCTCCGGACCGCCTCATCTGGGTTTGTTCCAGAATATAGCTCATCAAATACACAAAAATGATTTTCTTTTGGATTCATTTTAATTAAATCCAAGATTTCTTTACACCGGCGTGCTTCTGCTTGAAATAAGCTGTCTCTTCCTGAAGTGTCGGGTATATTCAAATAGCAATGTATATATTTATAAGGAGATAATGTTGCGCTATCGTAAAATCCACAACCAACTTGTTGACTGAGTATTACATTAATTAAAACCGATTTTAAAACAGTGGTTTTTCCTGATGCGTTTGGACCAGTTATGATTAAATTTTTCTTCATCTTTACCGTGTTTTTAACCGGATTTTTATTTACAGGATAATATAATTTCTTCATATTTGCTTTTGATTTTTTCTTATCAAATTTAACATGATTCATCTTTTTGCTTGCGATATTTACGACAAGACCTTCTAAATTGTCTATATAACCATTTATTCCAAATGTATATAACATATGATTGTTTAAATCAGCGTTAGTATACAAGGTATAAAATGATTTTAAAATCACTCCTAATTCGCTTAGTTTTTTCAAATTCAATTTATATTCAGTCACTTTTGCCAATTCTTCTTTCATTTTTTCTAATTCCAGTATTTTTTCCTTTATTTGGTCATTAAACTCCTGATACGTTTTTAAATTCTCTGTATATTGTAATAAATGATTCATCTTACAAATGCTATATTCAATATATTCCTTAATACTATGAATGTGTGAGTGAATTTTAATCATGTTTTTATTGAATTTGATACACGTCATTACATTTTGATAAATTGAAAAAATATAAAATCCAGCGGATATTAGTAAATATATTTTTTCATTCAAATTTACCTGACTAAATTCAGTAAATAATCTACCAATTGCGTGATTTGATGCGATGACTTTTAAAACTTCTATATATTCATTGAAGGTAATTGTCATTCCTTTCATTTTAATAATTAAAAATGGGATTAACAAGATAATAAATGGTACAAATAAAGAAAGCACAGGTGATGCCAAATTATATATACTCATTATTTGTAAAAAAGGGCTATATTGATTTAGAAACTCCAACATCGGAAAATCAACATAATGATATCTGTCTTTAAATCCAATGTCGTTTTTAATTTCATCCCATATATCAAGAATATGTGTAAAGTATTTGTTTTTTGATTCTGGTGTTTCATCATTGGTTAAATTATGTGGTTTATAATTTTTCAATAATTCTTGGGTTTCTTTTAAAAATTCAGTATCGGTTGTGTAATATTCTGAAAATTGACGAATTACTTTTTTACCAAAACACGTTTGCGGATGAAATACATATGAATAAATGGGATTACATGAGGCATCAATTGTATCAATTAATTCTAAATCCGCAATTATATTTTTATTTAACTCTATTTTTTTTTCATTAAAACAGATGGGGATGTAGAAAGATTCGTTTATTTTTTCTATATTTGAAACAATATGCATAATTAAAACAAATATAAAATATATAATATAAAATATATATTTGTTTTACGAATAACACCACTTTATTTATTTCAACAAAGTATCAAAATCAGCAGGTAATTCACTAATTTGACACGAGTAATGCGCTTCAATATCTTTCATAATTGTAACATCGCGTCGGGTGATTAAATTAATACCAATTCCTTTACGCCCCCAACGACCACTGCGACCAATTCTATGTAAATAATTATGAACGCATTTAGGCACATCAAAATTAATAACTACACTTACTTGTTGAACATCTATACCACGCGAGGTGACATTTGATGAAATTAAAACGCGATATTTACCTGTCCTAAATTCACCAAATGCCGTATTACGATCAACTTTATCCATTCCACTATGTATTCTACAAACCGGAAACCCGTCTTCAACCATGGCGTCATATAAATCCGCAACGCGCTTGACACTATTACAGTAAATTATACATTGCGACATTGAAATCACTGAATATAAATCCTTTAATGTCGCGTATTTTTGTCGGTCATCTTCAATCGCAACATAATATTGCGATATTCCTTCTAATGTCAACTGTTCTGTCTTTACTGAAATTTTCACAGGATTACGCATGAATTTATTGGTAATATTATAAATATAATCTGGCAAAGTAGCGCTAAATAACGCAACTTGTATTTCATTCGAAAAATATTGAAAAATATTATATACTTGTTCTTTGAATCCAGAAGACAACATTTCATCTGCCTCGTCCAGAATAACAAGTTTAATGGTCTTACTATGAATATGACCACGACGTATCATGTCGTAAATTCGACCAGGACAACCAGTAATAACGTGCGGTGTATTGTTTTTCAAAGTATGCGAATCCTCGTTAATTGATGTCCCGCCAACAATCGTTTGAATTGTGAGTCCGGTCATCATACCTCCAATACTTGTAATTACATTGGCGGTTTGTTTACTTAATTCTCGTGTAGGAGATAATATCAATACTTGGGTAGTTTTATCATTGATATCAAGTAAAGATAAAGCACCAATCGAAAAAGTCCCAGTTTTACCCGTTCCCGACTGGGCTTGAGCAATTAAATCTCGTCGTTCCATTATGGGTTTGATTGCTTTTTTTTGTATGGGACTCGGTTTTTCAAACCCGTATGCGTAAATACCGCGCAATAGGTCTTTATTTATGTCTAAATCATCCCAATTGTTTATTTCATCATAATAATTTTCCAAATCACTACTACTATCTAACTTATCTTTTTCCAATGACATGGTAATCATATTTGTCATTATATGTTTAAGTGTATTTTAATATAAAATAATAATTATTATAAAAAATTGATATAAATGAAAGAGTATGTATATAGATATACACCACTGAAAAGATGAAGTATACGTTAGAGAATTTTTCAAATATTTTATTCAATGGATTTGAAATTAAATTACCAGATGAAACATTACATATTATAAGTGATATTGCTCAACATGTTGGGTCACCCAGTTATATAAAAACTCCAGTATTTCATAAAAGGGAGGTTATTCCAGGAAAAAGTAATCAACAAACCAATAGCGATGGAGCATACAAGAAAAGGCGTCGTAATAAAAATAATGATAATATAAATGACGATGATTGGGAAACTATTCGTAATTTTCAGGCAACAAAAATAGAACAAAAGGTTGGTATTGATTCAAAGATTGTCATTATTCGATCCTTGATCAATAAAATAACAGACAAAACCTATGTTGAATTAAGTAGTAAAATTGTTGAAACATTAGATGAATTAATCATGGATGATACGTGTGAGGAGGAAATGATGAAGGTATGTATTTCCATTTTTGATATTGCTTCAAATAATCGTTTTTATTCAAAATTATATGCTGATTTGTATGCGGTTTTAATTCATCGTTACAAAATTATAAAAGTTGTATTTGAAAAAAGTTTCAATACATTTTTGGAATTATTTCAGAATATTGAACATGTGAATCCAGAAGAGGATTATAATAAATTTATAAAGGTAAATGGTGAAAATGAAAAAAGAAAATCATTGAGTTCATTTTTTGTAAATTTGATGTTGAATGGTATTATAACAAAGGAAAAAATAATAGAAATCACATGTAATTTAATGAGTGAAGTTTTAACATTAATCAAAGAGGAAAATAAAAAGAGTGTGGTGGATGAAATGACTGAAAATATATTTCTCTTGTATAATAAAGATCTTTTTGAAAATGTTAGAGTAAATGATGAATTATTTACAGATATTATAAATAGATTATCTTTGTGTAAGGTAAAGACATATCCAAGTTTATCGAATAAGTCTATATTCAAGTATATGGACTTGAATGAGATGTAACATATATTTGGTGTAAAATAACATAAAATAATAGTATTATATTATAAAAATGATTAATAAAAATATAATAGATGAAAATGTAAATATTCAATTGGTAGAGGATTTTAACAAATCAAACGATGAATTTAATTTAATAAAGTTAATGGAGGATTTTGAAAATATATCATTACATGAAAATGATAATGAAAATCACAATTATGAAAGTGATCAATTATATACGGACATGTTGAATTACGATATGAATTTTACGGTGAAACAATTGCTGTTGATTTGTGAGTTTTATGGTTTATTAAAAGATGTAAAAACGAGTAAAATGAAAAAACAAGATATTATTGAGCAAATATTAATGTTTGAAAATAATAACGACAATTATGAGCTGGTTATACGGCGTAAGGAATTGTGGTATTATATAAATGAATTAAAAGAGGATAAAATGATGAAAAAATTCATCATTTGGAATTGAGTTTTTTTGAATTTATTTTACGTTTATTTATAATAAAAATAATACATTATAATACATAATATAATGTATTTTGATATTGGTTCAAATATAGGTAATTGGGCTTTAGCAAATATTAATTATTGTGATAAGATAATTTCAATTGAAGCATCACCAATAACATTTAATAAATTAGTAAATCATTGTAAAGATGATAAAATAGTTTTACTTAATTATGCTGTTTGTAATAATAACGGTAATGATATTACATTTTATCAAGCAGAATGTGACCTTGTTTCAACTATGAATAAAGATTGGCTAACAAGTAATACATCTAGATTTTATAATCATCCATATACAGAAATCACTTGTAAAACAATAACTATAGACAAATTAATAGAACAATATGGATTGCCTGATTTAATAAAAATAGATGTTGAAGGTGGAGAGTATGAATGTATTTCTTCACTTACTCAAAAGGTTAACTTACTTTGCTTTGAGTGGGCGAGTGAAACTAATATATTAACTTTTAATTGTATAGATTATTTATTTAATTTAGGTTATACAAAATTTTATATTCAAAATATGGATGATTATACTTTTAGACCAGGAGATAATGATTTTTATGATATTTCTAGTATAAAAACAAAATTAATAAATACTATACCAAAATATGATTGGGGAATGATATGGTGCAAATAATTGGGATTGAAATGTAATAGAATAATAAATTAATTAATAGAATTAAAATATAAAATATTGTTATATTTTAATTCATATGGTATTGTCAAAAATAGATAAAAAGGTGAGTTATCCTGAATTGAAAAAGGTGGATCCAAGTGATTTGAAAAAAGAGGTAAATTTATATGAAACTGAAATGAAAGGAGTTAATGTAATTATTGCGGTTGGTAGCGCAAAAACAAATTATGAGGACAAAAATATTATATATTTTCCGATTTATTTAGTAAAATCAAATAAAAAAGTAATTCAAATTGGTGTATATGAAATTAAAGCGAGTGATAAGAATGTCTATATGGATGAGGATGGAAATGTAGATATTGAAAATATGGACGAACCATTGATTTATGTCTTTGTTAAAAAAGAAATGCTTGATAAATTAAGATTGGTACCAGATGATGAAATATTAGGGACATCATCTGTAAAAAAATCAAATCATGATGAAAGTAAAGATTCTCAAAGTGAAGAAAGTGACGATTCTGAAAGTGAAGAAAGCGACAAAGCTGGTAAAATTAGTAAAAAAATGAAAAGTAAAAAATCTGAAACTATAGAAGAAATCACGATTTCACCAATTAGAAAAGATATATTTTCTCCAACCACGGATGCTTTTGTATTTCCTGAAATGTTGGAGGAAGAAAATCATGAGGACGCGGAAAAAATGCGGGGAAAATTTTTGGCAGAGGAAAAAATATCCAAAAAGGAATACAATTGGATACAAAGATTCATGGAAAATTATTATTATTCGATTATTGATAATGAGCGCGGAGGGGATTGTTTATTTGCGACTATTCGTGACGCGTTTGCTCAAATCGGACAAATTACAAGTGTACAAAAAATAAGAGAAAAATTATCGAGCGAGGTAACAGAGAAACTAATTTTTGGATACAAAGAGCGTTATGATGTCCTCAAAACAGCATTGGTAAAAGATACGCAAGATATTAAACAGTTAGAGACTGAATATATGAATATTAAACAAAAATATGAGGGTACATTGGATAGAAACGAAAAAAAAATGTTGATTGATGCTGCCAAGGGAATTAATGATCAACGAGAAAAAATATTGCGAGAGAAAAAGGTGACATCCGAGGTTTCTCAAGATGTGAAATTTATGAAAGACATTGATAGTTTAGATAAATTCAAAGAAAAATTAAAAAGTTGTGAATTTTGGGGTGATAAATGGGCATTGTCTACATTGGAACGTATATTGAATATTAAATTTATATTATTATCAAATGAGGCATATAAAGAAAAGGATTACGCGAATGTATTGAATTGTGGTGAATTAAATGATCCTATATTGGAGACACGCGGTGAATTTATGCCCGAGTTTTATATTATGTTGGAAAATAGTGGTTGGCATTATAATTTGATTGGGTACAAGAAAAAACAAATATTCAAATTCAAAGAAATACCATATGATATTAAAAAAATGATTGTGAATAGATGTATGGAAAAAAATGACGGGTTGTTTTCGTTAATTCCTGATTTTATACAATTTAAAAAAAACGAATTTTCTGGTAAGTCGCATGTAGACAAAGCAAAATTTGAGGAATTGTCTGAGGCAAAAATCCGCGGGTTATATGATGAAAACATTGTATTTGTATTTTATGATAAATCCTCTGCGAAAAAGTTGCCTGGAAAAGGTTTTCATGAACAAATGCCCGATGATATGATGTTGCGAAATTTTTCCGATTTAGTTTCCATACCTCATTGGCGTCGAAAATTAGATAACTTTTGGATACAGCCATTTACATTGGATGGTAAACGGTGGAATAGTGTGGAACATTATTATCAAGGGTCGAAATTCAAGGAAAACAATCCTGAATTTTACACGTCTTTTAGTATGGAATCTGGAACAGAATTGTCAAAAAATCCGGAAATGGCAAAAGCAGCTGCTGGGACGAGTGGAAAATACAAGGGAACCCTTATTCGTCCAATGGAGGTGAAAATAGACTCAGAATTTTATGGAAAAAGAAAAGAAAAAGAAAACAATGATGCTTTGTATGCCAAGTTCTCTCAAAATGAAGAATTAAGGAGACTATTATTGGGAACAAAGAATGCGAAATTATTACAATACAAGGTGGGTAAAGAGCCTATTATACGGGAGGATTTAATGTTGATTCGTGATAAACTTTTACACGAAAAATAATAGGGTAAATTATTATGATATGTATTTTCATAATAATATACTTTTTATGATATCACACATATCATATAAGAAAATTAAAAAAATTTAAATCTGGAAAGATGGTGTCTAACAGGTCTGATTATTCTATTGAAAGAAAATTGTTTATTTTGTTGTGTATTATTTATTGGTTTATTATTTTTTTGTAAATCAATTGTAATTTCCTCATTATCTGATATATTGAATACAACATGTTTTACTTGAATAACGGGTTCGACAACTTGTTCGACTACAGGCTCGACTACAGGCTCGACTACCGGCTCGACTACAGGCTAGACTACTGGCTCAACAACAACTTGTTCTTCAACAACTGGTTCCTTGCGAACTGGCTCTTCTTCGACTACAGGTTCTTCAATAACTGGTTCAACAATAATTTCTTCTTTAACAATAGGTTCTTCAATAACTGGTTCAACAATAATTTCTTCTTCAACAACAGGTTCTTCAATAACTGGTTCAACAATAATTTCTTCTTTAACAATAGGTTCTTCAATAACTGGTTCAACAATAATTTCTTCTTTAACAATAGGTTCTTCAATAACTGGTTCAACAATAATTTCTTCTTCAACAACAGGTTCTTCAATAATTAATTCCTCAACAACTTCTTCTTCGAGTACAGGTTCTTCAATAATTGATTCATCAACAACAGGTTCTTCAATAACTGGTTCAACAATAATTTCTTCTTTAGCAATTATTTGTTCTTGTTCTTGTTCTGGGTTATGATCCATATAATATAATTATATAAATAAAAAATATAATAAAAATAACTTATTAATTTATATTATATAACTAGTAAGAAATGAAAATTACAAATCATAGTAAATTATTAATGTCCTTTTTTTTGGACAATAAATGTATCAACCATGTAGAGAGAACAAATAAAACGACAAATATATTAAAAAAACTATTTAAAGAATTAAAAGATGCGGTCGCATATATTCAATCAAAAAAACAAAATGAAGGCGCTAATTTTTACAAAATAAATATGGAAAAAATAACAAGCATATTAAATGTCCCTAAACCAAAAACTTTTAATGCGAGTGCTTTTCCTAAAGAAATTCGCGAACATATTGACACTGAAACATCATATTCTTTGTCGTATACCTTTTCTCTCTTCAACAAGGAAATCAAGATATATTTTATAGTAGAAGAAAACAATCCAGAATTGTATATAGAGTATTATAATCAATATATTGAAAAAATATTGGTTTGGTTATATATTGTGAATCAGTATTCGTCTAAAAAATGTTCAAAACATTTGACACTGTATATTTATTTCACAAGTTTAACCAAAAAATTACCGTCATCAAATATTTATGTATTGAATGAAAACAACGTCAACACAGCATTTACATATTCTTGTCACCATGATCCAGAAATTGTAATTTTTCGTAAGGAAGAATGGTTCAAGGTGCTCATTCATGAAACATTTCATAATTATGCGCTGGATTTTTCTGATATGAATACTCATCGAGAGATATGTAATCCTGCGATTTTATCATTATTTCCAGTACAATCTGATGTAAATTTATATGAGGCATATACTGAATTTTGGGCAGAAATGATGAATGTTATTTTTTGTAGTTATTATGTTGCGCTGGAACATCATTCGACAAGTGATGAAGAATTACTCTCTAACTTTGATTTTTTTATAAATTTTGAAAGGACATATGGATTTTTTCAAATGATCAAAACGCTAAATTTTATGGGATTGACTTATAAAAATTTGTATTCCAAGAAGGAAGAATCACGAGTCATGAGAGAAACATTATACAAGGAAGATTCCAATATTTTGGCATATTATATTATTCGTCCTATTTTATTACACAATTACCAGGGATTTTTATCATGGTGTGATAAAAACAATTTTTCCTTGTTACAATTCAAAAAGACAAATACGAATTTGATGGAGTTTTGTAAATTCATTAAAAAAAATTATAAAACAAAATCAATGAATGAATCGGTAGATTGTATGCAAAATTTCATGATGAAAGTAAACAAAATGAAAACAATGAAATCAAAAAAATCCCAATCATCGCAAAAGGTAAACGAAGAATTGGATTTTACACTTTCAAATATGAGAATGACAATTTGCGAGTTGGGTTAGCGTTAGTTAGGGTTTAATATTTTCTCTTGCGACTTTTTCGTTTATACTGTTTTCTTTTATTTTTTTTATGTTTTTGCGTTGTTTTTCGACGATATGTACGTTTTTTCTTGCCTCCATAGAAACCCTCATCAAATTCGCCATAATCAAGACCTGGATTATTGAATTTATCTTTATTTACATTTTTGAGTAATTCATTTTTTTTAAGCTTTTCTTTTAGATCTCTTTCATAATAATAATAACCAATAAAAAAATCAATTATATTATCGTATTCCATAGCTCCTTTATCAATTTTACCAGTTTTTTTATTAATTATGCTATTATAAACATTAAATATATTACTAAACAGCTCAATTAGTCCGGGATCATTATATTCTTTTGATAAAGCTATAATTTTAAAATCATTATTTAATATTAATTCAAAAAATTTTTTAATAACGTAATATAATGGTAAATATAAAGGAATTTTTGTAATATGTTTTTTTGTTATTTCATTATAAAAAAAGAAATAATTCACTAAAGTATGAAAATTTTCTAATGAAGTATCTAATATTTCTATTTTTGTAATTTCAGCTAAATAAGAAAGCCCATATTTTTTATCGTTTAAATAGTTTTTAATATAATTTGTTAAATATGCTTCTTGAATATCAACCTCTTCTTTTAATCCACTAGATAATGTATTATCAGTAAGTTCTAATCCAAACCTTGAAAAAATATCATCTCCTTCAATATCTTCATCAAAATACGCATATTCTTCCGTTTTTTTATCTTTTTTGGGGTTTCTATTTAACTCTTCTTCTTCTTCAAATTGGGAAGTTGATATCTTTCGTTTTAATGGTTCGCCACTCATAGCATATAAATATATATACTACAAATATTATTTTTTATGATAACCACAAGTTTCACAGTATGTGTCGGGTTCTCTCATACACTGTTTTCCATTTTTCAAAACTTGTCCACAAATATAGGTATAACAACCGTTACCTTTGGATTTTTTGTTTGATTTCCACGACTCACTGGCGTCATTAAAATCAATATCAACACTATAAGGGGCATTGTTTTCATAATTGGTTTTACTTCTTGTATTCATTTTTTGCTTTTGGGTTTACATATCAAAGAGAAAACCAAAGTATTTCAATTTTTATTTTCTCTCTTTAATTATAAAAATTGAAAGTGATTTTTATTATTTTATAATAGATATATAGATATAAACAATACAATACAAAACGATTGATAATAAATATGGGAATTAAATATTTGAATTATTACATAAGAGAGAAATGTTCAAAAGAATCAGTCAAATGTATATCCTTAAAAGAATTAACTGGCAAAAAAATTGCCGTAGATATTAGTATTTACTTGTATAAATATACAAGTGGTAATTCATTAATAGAAAATTTCTATTTAATGATGTCGGTATTCAATAAATATAATATAATCCCAATCTTTGTCTTTGATGGTAAATCTAGAACTGAAAAAAAGGAACTACTTATCAAACGGCACCAAGACAAAAAGTTGGCAGAAAAAGAATATAATGTATTAAAAGAAAAATTAGAAAAAAACCAAGATATGGATGATGTCGAAAAACAAGAAATACAATCTACGATGGATTCTTTGAAGAAAAAGTTTGTTTACATACAAAAAGAACATATTCATATTGTAAAGGAACTAATTCGTTCATATGGTATGACATATTGTGATGCGGAAGGTGAGGCAGATGAATTATGTTCCCTGCTTGTATTGAAGAAAAAAGTATGGGCTTGTTTGAGCGAAGATATGGATATGTTTGTATACGGGTGTTGCCGTGTATTGCGATATTTAAGTTTAATAAATCATACATGTGTTTTATATGATACCAAAAAAATATTGGAAGAATTTGAAATGAATCAAGATGATTTTCGTCAGGTATGTGTATTATCCGGTACAGACTATAATATACAAAAGTATCGAGATGAACATACATCATACGATTTGTATAAAGTGATGAAATTATTTCATAAATATTTGAAAGAAAAAGAAACTATTGGGTTTTACAATTGGATTGAACAACATAAATTATTGGAACAAGACATGGACGTGCTTTTAAATGTATACAATATGTTTGATTTGTCTTGCGCAAATTGTAGTATGGATATTGATAAAATAAAAATCGTAAATGGTGTGGTTGATAAGGAACACATGAAAAGTATTTTAAAATTAGATGGGTTTATATTTGCATATTGATTATATTATGGTGTCGTCATTGGAAAAACAATAAATTATTTTCTCTAAATACAAAGTATTCTTGGTGTAGTGTATCCGTATATTTTAATAAAATATCGTCTAAAAAATTAAAAAAATGGTTTGTCACTTTATACATGGTATCAATATTTCCGATATAAATATTATCAATACCAACATCTTCAACACTTTTTGTAAAAATATTTTTTTTAATATCACTCATTTTAATATTATTTTTAATAAATTGCATTATTTCTGGGTTGTCTATTTTATTTTTACCAGTTAAATCTAATAAATCAAACCGTGTATTTATACATGTTGTATTATATATTTCATCGGGTGTTGAATTATTATAAATATAATTTATGATTTGATATTTTCCATACCAATAATTTTTCCAACCCAACAATGACGTTGGACCATTATTAATATTTCCATCTTTATTACCTATTAATTTTATTTTTGTATCATCTTCAATGATAATATGTTTTATTAAATGTTTTATATCTTTAAAATAGTCATAAATAATTTCTTTTGTAACTGTCGCGTTATTGGTATCTATTTGTCTCCAACTTATATTATTCGCAAATATATTCCATGTGTGTATATATATATTTATATTTTCATCAACATCATTATATATTTGTTTAATTAAGTTATACAAATTTAAATCATTAAATGATCTGCGAATATGTCCCCTAAGAATTAATATCATTTTATATAATTATATATTTTATAAATTATTATTATAAAAATTATTATTATAAAACCAATTTAAATAATTCAGGATTGTTATTTATTTTCTCAATGAAATCATAATCATCTTTAAAATAGTTTTTTATAAATGTAAAATTTTCATTTGTTAAAATAATATTTTCATCATTTTCTTTACTTGTATTTATTATTGGAAGTGGAATATTTTTGTTAGGAATATGAATAAGAGTTATTAATTTATTTATTTTTTTATTCAAATTTTTGTCATATTTAATAATTATAATATTATTATATTCAGTATTATTAATCCAATAATGCTGTTGAAAAAAATGTTTATCCCATGTAGTTTTATTAAATAATTGTTGCGTATCATTATTTTTTATCATTGTAATGAAATCATTAATGTTATATTTTTTATTCTTTTCTAATTCATCATTATTTTTTTTAAATATTGTGTCGATTGGACCATATTTCCAATATTTATACATGGATATAAAACGTTCAATAACATCTCTTATGATTATAATTGGGTTATTATCATTTGTACATCGAGTAAAATGTCCCTTACCTTTTATATAATTGCTATAATATTTTTCAAAATATATTTCACAGGCAGTACCACCTGTCTTTGTTGGATGTATAAATGTATAATTCATTTGTATTATAAATTTATAATTATTTTTCTTTTTTTACAATTATTTTTTATTTGGTTTGGATAAAGTAATAATATTATATGAAACACTCCTATATGAAATTTTTTTTTATATAGTATTTTTTATTTCATAATTTAATAATGTAAAATCGTCTTTGTATACTTTATTTATAATTTCAATACATTTGTTATCCAAATAATCTATTAAATTATATTTTTTTGGATGCTCATGTTCTTCTATTTTTTTGATATCAATATTTGTAGGTATATTATTTTTTTCGTCGCATATAAATAAATATTGTGGATAATAATGTATGTACTTTTTGTCAAAATTTAAATTAAAATCCATAGTAAGTAATTCATTTTTACAAAAATCCTTAAAATTTTGTATATTTTTTGTAGGATTTTTATAAAAGAAAGCACTAATGATTCTATCATAAGGATTTCTAGTATATGTGAAATAATGATACTCAATACTTGGATCAATATATTTTTCTTTTTTCATATATGGAATATGTGCTAAATGAATATTCTTTTCTTTAAACAAGTTTGATTTTATTACAATATGATTATTATCTTTTTTTATTTTATTTCTGATAAATTTACCACCGTTTTTTGGAATATGTATAAAAATATGTGTTTGGTTTTTTATACTATTTTTAAAAATAAACATATATATTGTAAATATATATTGTAAATATATATTTTTATTTTGTTTTTTAATTGGTTTTTAATTGGTTTTTAATTGGTTTTTAATTGGTTTTTAATTGGTTTTTAATTG